TGCAGAAGATGGGACTTGAACCCATTTGTAAAACCTCATAAATATTGATTCTATGGGGTTTATTGTAATTCATGTCCATTTTGTGTCCATTTTTCACCAAAAAGGGTAGAGATATTTCTACCTCTACCCAACAAATTATCTTTGCATTTGCTCAAGCTGACGTTTCATGTTTTCCATCTCTTTCATAAGATGTTCCTTTTCGTCATCTCTGCTGTACCTTCCTCTGCCATCTCTCATAGCATTAGAACCTCTACCACGAGCCATACTATAATCGTCATCATAAGATGCGTAATATGGCATCATGCGATTGGAATAGTTTCCATCTTTTGAATATCCGCTGAAATCAGCTTCTTTCATCGCTTTTATTGTTTCGATGTCTTTTACGATATCTACAGCCTTATAAGCGTTCACTAATTCATCTGGAGACATCCCGTTTGCACGAGCAGATTTAACGATTTCCTCAAGTTCCTCTTCAAGAACATCGCAAAGTTCATATAGAACCTTCATAGCCTTGTCTCCTTTCCTATGCAATTCTATCTATCACTAGATTAGCGTTAGCCACTTCAATAGTTGGTGTAGGTGTTGTAGCTGCATCTGCAACTGTAGCGTCTACATAGCGAACTGAAACTGTTTTGCAACACCCTTTTGGAACAGTGATAATTGCTGTACTGGTCACATTCCCAAGTTCATCAACTGCGGCAGGTGTAAATACTGCTAAACTAGTCTGTCTTGTCTCGCCATCAACTGTTATGGCTAAAGCAATTGGTGTAACTGCTCCGCCCTCTGGAATGGAAATATTTCCATTAAAAGTCGCTTGGTATCGAGCAAAACAATTCGGTGTGATTCCTCTTAGAGTAAAAACCCCTGTTTCGTTTTCATGAAACACGTAACCCTTGTTACATGGGATAGATGCGTTCATTAACACAGAACCATTCAAAGCTACATCTTGAACGGCATTTGCAACATACTCAGCAGCCATAATCACACCCCCCTTAAAAGCCATTTCCGCATCCGCAACCATTGTTGCATGAGAAAATAGGTGTTCTTCCATAGACAGGAGTTGAAGGAACAGGACAATTAGAAAGTCTATTGTACAGTTGATCTACTTCGTCTGTTAAGCCCTGTGCGATAAATGCGTTCTGTGCCGTCTGCGACTCTCTAAGAGTTGCCATGTTAAGTTGATTTTGTAAATCGGCAATCTTCTCATTCTTAGCATCAATCTTATCGTTGCAAAGCTGATCTAAGATTTTTTGAGTGTTGTTATTCTGATTTACAATAATATCTCTCAAACCATCAGACAAGGCTGCTCTGTCAGCACAATTCTCGCTCTGGATAAGAGCCTGAGTATTAGCTACTGCAAGCCTGTTCTCGCAGCAACAATTAGCAAGCTGACTAGCTACATCTGCAAAGCCCTGTGACATTGCTGTTTGATTAGCAAAAGCTGTCTGCATATTAGCAATCTGACGAGCATTTGCACCTTGCTCAACACCCGCAAAACCGCTGCAAAGAGCATTCTGAATCTGACCTGTGCTGTTGCAAATCTGAGTAGACAAATTTCCGATACCATCTCTAACAGAAGTAATTCCTGTCTGAATCATTTGGTCACGGAATCCATCATTGGTGTTGTTGTTGATAGCACTCTGGCCATTTAACAACCAAGGGAAATCATAGCCCAAAGCGTTAGCACCACCGCCAAAGCCACCGCCCCAACCATTGCCACCAAACATAGCAATGACAAGAAAGAGAATAAGCCATGCTCCGTCTCCGCCGAACAATCCACCACCTGTGCCGCCGCCATATAGAGGGGAAACAGGCATAACAAGATTGTTCCCATTGTCTGTTAAACTCATAGTTTAACTCCTTTCTACCGCTAATTAATGCGGTTAGCGAACTACTCAAAAGTTCTTAGTAGTTCGGTTAATATATTTTCAAACCGTGCGCACGAGTTTGAATCTTTATTTCTTGCACAATCCCTTTATTTGCTCTGCCATCATTCGAGCATTGTTATATTGTTCTTGTGTAAGTTTTCCATTGTTCATCATTTCTTGGATAATTTTATTTGGATCAGTGCCATTTCCCATCTGAGAACGAAAGTCGTTGTACTGTTTCAAAAAATTAATCATGTTGCCAAAAGGAATATTCATAACTACTTCTCCTTTGTGTTCCTAGAAGTTGTCTTTTTAGTTTCTTTGATTGAGCCTTGAATATCTTCTATCTGTTCTCTTAATCCATCTAGCACATCAAACATTGAATTTAAGTCACTTCTTGTGACATATTCGTTTTCTTCTTTTTTAGGTTCATCAACAATGTTCTTTTCTTCTTCCTTTACATAAACCTCAAATATAGGTTCATTGCTTGATTGATACATTGGCAATGGAAGTGGCATAGATTTTACATATAAGTGAATACCATCTTTATCTTTCATAATTACCGTATTGCCAGGCGCAGTTGGTTGACTTCTTGCAACCTCTTCCGATTCAATAGGAATAATTACATTTTGTTGAATAGGTATTGATGTCCTCTCGGAAACAATCGTGGGCTGTGGAGTTGGCACAAATTGCTGTTGATTGCTCTGAACGTATTGCTGATTGTTAGGCATCATGGATTGATTGCTTGGCATTTGTGGATAGCCATTATACATTGGATAATTCATCTGTATTCTCCTTTTCAAAGTAATAGGCAACTATTTCATCGCCTGAATCCCAAGAATCGTAATAATCGCCATTTACAACCGCTACAACATGACTTCCAGTTGCGACTACATAGATTCCTTTGGGATGGTCAAAAGCAAACTGTTTTATCGTATAACAATCAGGGCATGAATCAGGCATAATCTTAGCCTTAAAACCATTCTCTTTGAGATATGAACCCCATAAACTATTTGAAGATGGAATGTCACTCTTTTCTAAGCCGTACAATGATATTTCTGTGTAAGCATCGCTCCACGATATATCAAAAGCCATAGCCAATGCTCTGACAACGCAATCTCCTACATTCTTCTTTAGGGGATTAGGATTAAAGTATTGATATGCCATAATCATGCCCTCTCTTTAAGGACATAATAGAACGGATAAACAATCGAAAATTACACGTTATTTATCCGCTTTTTGCACGATATTTAATTGTCGATTATTACTCTGGAAATCTTAGAAGAAACTCTTTTCGCAAGCTTGGAAACTTGCGATGTTGAAATATTCATTTTAAGCGATATTTCTATATTGCTTAAATCTTTCGCCTTATAGTTAAAATACGTCAACTCGTCATTTGTAAAATTACAATACTGTCTAAAATATTCTAATTCAGGCAAGGTATAATCTCTTATTTTCATAACCCTCTCTTCTCCAGTTGACTAATTATCAGTACGCTTAAATTATATATCCTCAAAAGGATAGTTTCGGTAATAAATGAAAATTTTTCTAAATTTTGGAAAAAAGCCAAGATTTTTTTGAAATATATATGAAACGGAAATAATGTTCTGAAAGGGGATATAAAAAAATGAGAGGTTCTGAAATTCTATAATTCCAAGAGGGCAAGTTGCCCTCTTTTTCTTTGCAAGGCTATGTCCTAAGACACAGCCCTTAAAATTCGCTAATCAATTTAGGCTATTAGTTTCTTTTGTATTTCTATATGCTTTCAACTCAGCTATAATGTCTGGCACATTTTTATATATTATATTTTTATTTAGAATTAATTTTTCTTTGCAAGGCCATGTCCTAAGACATAGCCCGTAATGGAATTAGCTAAAAGACCAGTTTTGAGAACAACCACTACCCGCACCTAGATTTATTATTCTAATAGTGCTATATGGCGTTACATTTACAGATTGAGTATCGTCTAGCTTATCTGCGGGGCAAGTGTAAATTGTTGTACCATCCGCTATAATTTGAGTCTGATTCCATCCAAATTGGTTGGGTTTTACGGAGTGAAATGTAAGTGTACCAGTTGCTTGTGAAACGTCAAAAGTCATATCTAAATGCACTGCGTTCCATGCACCTCTAACCTCGTATGCGTTAGAAACAGGGGGAATAGGCACATTTACAGAAACATATCTATAAGTATTTGTAACCCCCATGTCTTTAGTGCCATTGGAAGTAACGCTATAAGTGCCGCTATTAGCGTTTGGAACACCGTTAGTATTCACGTATCTATGGGTATTTGTAGCCCCCATGTCAATAGATGCACCCCTTGCAGTAGCCGTATAAGTTGTGCTGTTGGCGTTTGGCACTGCTGTGGTATCAACGTATCGCTTAGTGTGATACAAGCCCATATCAAGGTTATTGGCACGACTCGTTGGCTTGTATGTTTCGGTGTGCCTTGTTTTAAAAGGGGTTACGCTGCTCTCCCCATCTTTGATATAACCATAGTCTCCGTTTGCATCGATGCCAAACTGAAAAGAAATATTTCTCGTTGTATCGGTCAATGCTCTAGTTATTGCGTTAGCGTCAGCTGCGCCGAAAGCGTCACCTGTTTCTTCGTAAACAGTAACGTCGTTGAAAGATATTGAACCATCTTGGTTTTCAATCTCTTCGTATTTACGGTTTGCGTTTTGGGTCAAGTCCAAAACATCGTCTTTGTAATTTGTTTTTAGTGCCATGTTTCCTCTCCTTTAATTTCCATTTTTAACCATCAGATACCATACATAGCCCGAGCCTGTTACCTCGCTAGAACTGGTATTTTTGGCTCGTATTTTTATTTTTGTGCTGTCTGTTACATACATTTCCTGCAAAGCAAAATGCACGTTATTAAACGTAAAACCTGTGGGGCATAACAACGCATATCCACTTGGTACACTAATAGAGACGTCAAGCACCGCCGAACTATTTGCAGCCACGGTTAAGCTGAAACTTTTACTGTCTGTGCGTAAATATTTGCCGCTACCAAGGCCCGTTAAATAATTCGTTATAACCTTATTCTGCACTGAATTAGTTGACGTAGTGCTTAAAGCTGCATCTGGTACTGGCGTTCCGTCTGCTCTCTGAAAGCCATTTTCTGTTTCTATTCCTATCATATATACCCACCTCCTTAATAATACAATTCAAAGTAAACCCCGTCGGCGGTATCACCTTGGTCAGTTATCGAACTACTGGCCCCTGCAATAGTAATATATTGGGCACTATTTGCACTAGTTGAATTTACGTTTATTCCTCTGATTGCTATGTTTTTATCTGTATTTTGCTGGAATTGCAAAAATCGATAGCCATAATTTGAGGATTCATTTGAATAAAATTTAAAGCAATAGTATCTGCCGGGGCTATTAGACATATTCATTAATATTGTTGCATTTGCCAATTGAGCGGCAGTAGCTTGAGTACACGCCGTATATAGTTCGGTTAATTTTTCTTTTCTTGTCTTAGTTGTGGCTGAGGATGATGTTGCCCTTTTCTTAATTGTTTTTTCTACAAGTGTATCTAATGCCAACTTAACATTGCTATCGTTATAGGTCACTTGGTCTGCGGTTATTACAGTCTGGTTGCCCTCAAGAATATAGATTATTGAACCAACCGGAACCTCACCCAAAGCCCTAGCATCCAAATAATCTTGGTATGTGTCAAAGGTTAAACCTGTGCCTCTTGCAAGGGCATTAATTGCCTCATTCTGGGCGTTAATAACTTCGCTGCCGTACTCATCGCCCACCTGTAAGTATTGCGAATTGTCCTCTATATGAACGTTCTCATATATGATGTTATTGTTGCTATCAACAATATTAAACGTTCTCTTATTTTGCTGCACCGGCATTAAAATGTCGCTCTTATAATCCGTTCTTAAATCCTCAATCATCGCTATACTCACCTCTTTCCTCGCCTAGTTCAAAGTCAAGTCTGTTACCCATTACATCAGCATTAGCACTTACTGAATGTCCTCTTGGGCAATCAAACATTCTTGTATTACCTAATCTGAATGCCAAGTGTCTTGCAAGCGATAGATTTACAACATACACGTTTTGAATCTTGTCTATCGCCCTTTCTATCCTATTAAGTTCTTCATAGTCTATATAGTTGCCATTGGCCCTAAATTGTTTTTTTGCGCCTATATCAAAGTCGTAAGTCAATTGGTTTATCTTTTCCAAATTGTTTTCTGCAATATTCCACTTATCGGCATATGGCAAATCCGTTATATTTTGATTCGTATATGCCTGAACCAAGATATTAAATTCATCCGCAAGGTGTTTTAGATTTCCCTGTATTCTGTTGTAATCTTCTGTATTAACAAAGTCCGTGCGTAGCCACGTTGTTTTAGGTGTTATCCATGCCATAATTAACCTTCCTCGATTCCTTCATCTCCGAAAATCTCAAAGTATTTATCAACATCGTGTGTCATCAGCAAGTCTTTCATTGTTTCTTCTGGTACAACGTCTAAATCATTAATCCTAACGTAGTGACAAAAGAATGCACCCTTTTTGGTCATATAGTAATCTCTTCTGTTCATTCTTGCGCCGCTATATAGTGTTAAAATCAAGTCCGCTGTTGCTGTGTCGTAAACTTTACCCTTAATTATCTTCCTCATGTTAATTCTCCTTTCACGATGTATTAATCATATTAACTGCTCGTCTAAGGTTAAGCGTACCGCTTAATGCTCCGTTGAAATTTAGTACGTGCTTTTCAACCTCGACTTGCAAATTGTTTAGAATGTCGGAATCCATATAAATGTAATCCAAAGATTCTATTCTAGGTTCGCCTCGGTAATTAACTTCGTAAGTAATGTTGTTTGCGTAATAGTTTGCTAACCACTCTGCAACCTCTTCTGCGTGTTCCATTGTGCTGATTAATTGATTCTCATATGTGACAGCTTCGCCAACTGTGCCAAGGACCTGAGTGTAATAAACATCATCATCAACAACTTTTGTCTTGGTAACTCCGTCTTTAGTTTCTTCGGTAAACGAAAATACTTTTACTGATACGGATTGTGTCTTGGGTTCAATTGATCCAATCGGATTCGCCATCATGTCTTGTTTGAGCAATCTATAATCAGTTAAACTGCCTAGCGAAACTCTTTGAATAACAACTCTATTTCTAGGAGTTCCTTTAGTAAATTCAAATTCTATTTCATCAAAAGACCTCAGTGGATAATTGATGTAATATTCATTGGTTATGTCTGTAGCTGTTATTTCGTCAATCAGAACACCTTCATCGTAAGTCCTAAGAATAAATTCTGTAGGTGGATTTCCTGCAAATTCAAAGTCTATGCCGTAGTATGTGTATGATGCAGGCAATGTCATTGTAAGCGTTGGATTAGTTGAAAAATCACCATTGTCATCCGCAATAATTTGAGATACAAACCCTGATTCAAGTAAGCTTTCGCCTTCTGGTGGAATAAATAGCATTGTTCCATCTGCACTAGCAAAGTTTCTTGTAAAGTCCGCATACACGATACTTGATCCACTTCTTACTTGTGTAGGGTCTGACCAATAAGATTCACTATCAGTTTCTACTCCAATATCTAATGGCTCAATAATGTTTTCAAAGTTTGGAATTATACAAATCATGCCATCATCGTCTTGTTTTAACGCACACCTACCTGCATTAGCTATAAGCTGTAATAAGTTCGCACATGATGTCTGAGGTAATGGATTTTCAACTTCAACACCAAACAAGAAATCATCAATAAAATACTCGTCTGGTTCTAAGCCTAAGAAATTGAAAATTGCAAGTGCATCATCGCCCAAAGTTCTTGTGTGTATGTAATCACCCTCGGTATATTTGATATCAAACAGCGTGAATCTGTCTGCTCCAGTGAACGATATTCTTTGAGTATCACATGACCAACTTGTTAAATACATCAAAGGCATATATAACCATTCAACTTTGCCATTGTCCAATTCTATTCCGATGGATGTACTAATGGTTTGTCCTGCCTGTAGATAGTTAATGTATGATTGCTCGTCATCCACGTTAAATCTTTTTTCTCTATCAAAACAAGTGATCGTGAAGTCAAGTTGTGGCAATGTCTCAGACACAAAAGATGATTCATCGGACAGTGAAGCTGATTCAATAGCGTCATTTTGGAAAATAACACCAACACCCATCAGCATAGTGCCTATTCTGAGCCTCTTATTATCTCCATTGACGAAATGTAAAGGTGTTATGGTTATTTCGTATGCCCCACTATAAACATCCGTGCTAACAAACATTTCTGAGTCGTTCTGATAGGTATATGTTCTGTCTCCATTAATGTTAATCTCAAATTCGGTTGGATAGCTTCTCCCAAAGTCAAGCGTTAGTCCTTTTAAGTCGTATCTGTTGTCAAAAGTAACCTTTATACTTCCGTTAAGCCCGTCTGAGATAACCGCCACATCTTCTGCTAGCTGAACAATTGAGCCATCCTCTGGTGGAAATAGCTGTGTTCCATCTGCAAAGGCTTGATTCTCTTCAAAAGTTGCATATTCATTAGCTATCTTTCTTGCTCTAAAAATAAATTTTTTATTGCTAAGATAAGATGTGCTTGAAGTTACGCTTGCACTTGCTTGAGCCTTATTGGAAATAATACCTACAGATACAGCCATGTAAGCATGATTTCTTATTTTTTTAGCCATCGCCAATTTATAGGCTTTTGAAACTTTCTTCATAGCTTTACCATCCCGTGTCTATAAGATTGAATTTAAGTTCTTCCATCAAGGTATATCTCATATTTTCTAGCTTTAAAGGCTTGCCGCTCGTATCACCTGGGTACATTGTCACTGTTCTAACTTCACCCGTAATATCCCTAAAGGTAACTGGCACAAAGAATGGCTCTAAGGCTGATAAAATCGCGCTGCATTCTTCCTCGGTAAGTCCTTTCCAAACTAGATTGTTAATCTTCCACTGTCTGCGCCCTACAACCTGTCCTACTACTTGGTTATTGGCATTTCTTCCCGAACTAACACCAATAGCTGAATCAACTGTCATTCCAGGTGCAGGTATAGGCATCTGAACACCATTTATAATTAAAAAATTTCTATTATTTGTAGTTGCCATCTCTCTACCTCAAATCTTATCATCTGAAATTTGTTATTTCGGTTTGCATAAAAAAAGCACCCCTAAAAAAGGGATGCCTTATAATTTTTTATCCTATACGAAAACATATTAATGCTGAATTTACAGTACCCGCATTCTCGTCTCTAACATTCTGTGGATAACTAGTTGAAGTGAAATTTCCTACATTTACATCTAAATGACTAACATTCTTTGTACTTATTAACCAATATTTACCCCAAGTGGTTGTTCCTACTTGGTATCTACGTCTGCTATTTTTATCGCCTAATACTGAACTATACCAAAAATTATACGGACTTTCATCTCCAAAAGCATCTGTGTTAGTATAAGTTGTAAAAGCGTTGTTAGTTCCCACTGTTTCATATAATGTTGGACTCCAAATTTTATCTGTTACATCATCCCATGTTCCATTTTTGTCTCTAAGCCTATTTTTCTTTGCAACTATTACTGCTTTTAAATCTGATGGCATAGCATTATATATTGTTGAGTTCAAATAAGTTCTAACAGAAGAATTAATCCACCCTCTTAAATTATTTCCGCTACCAAAATTTGTTGTTTGATTAGGTGTTGTTGCCTCGGCTATAAAATCTGCGGTATTAGCAGGATAATATTCAGCTTTACTTGAACCGTCATTTATTCTTGCCACCTTCATAGTATAAGTATTTCCGCTAATAGCGACGGTTTTGGTATTTCCAACGGCAATCTTTCCGCTAGTCTTTCCATGCGCTATATACCATTGAATGGTTTCCCATGAATTATATTGCAATCCTCTACTATCCCACGCAGGTGCAGCATTTTTTTCAAATACAGTAGTGCCATTAAATGTTATAGTATCTACATCACTAAGATTAAATATTTGTGAATTTTCAACATCTAATTCTGTGCCATTAAAAGTAATTGCCATAATGACACCCCCTTAACTCAATGCAGTGGTTGTAATTGCCAATGTAGTTCCTGTGAGTGTGAAGTCTACTGACGCAACTGCTTGACCGCCTACTGTGATTTTATTAGCCAACAATCCGTCTACTTGTGTCTTGTTATAGTAATCTGTTAAGTCAACGCTTGAACTTCCCATATATTCCCAATCGCTTATATCTACATCCCAAATATAATCTTCGTAATTGTCTGCCGCTTTTGCGTTTTTAGGGACCATATAGATAGTATTAATATCTATGTCATCGCCTGTTGGCAGCTTGTCCACTATCTGTCTCTTCAAGTGTTGTGAATTTTCAATAGCTTCGTTTACTTCGGTTTTTGTGTAAACTTCATCTTTGGTATATGCGTTTTCGCCAAAGAAAGATTTTACCAGGCCCATTACTTGACCTATGCTAATTTCTGGTCTTGCCATAATTCAAGTCCCCCTTTCCTTATACCCAATTCCATGTTCCATTAGACTTACGATAAGCAAAGTCTCCATCGGCTGTCTGAGCAATAGAACCAAGTTCTATTGAATACCCTTTTGGCATTCCATCAATTTCAATATTGTCTGGAATCTCTGATTTAGCATCTGCGAATAGTTCAACTTCTACTGTCTTGGTGTTGTAGTGTTTGTTAAAGCTTTTTACAATTATCATTGCGTTTCTCCTTTCATAAAAAAGAGGATAGCCATTTTTGACTATCCTCTAGTTGATTATGTTGTTCTAAGAGTTAATCCCATAGACCTTGTACCTCTTAGATTTGCTCTTGCCACATCTCTGTCGGAGAAGGTTTGTGATGGCTTGTTTTTGATGTCCTCAGTGTTGCTCGCTGTAGCACTTGTATTGTTAGCTATATCTCTTAGATAAGGTGCTAAAGCCTCGTTTACGGCTGTCTGAACACCATAGCGAATACCCTCAACAATTTGCTCATTATTGGCTACTGCTGTTTGACCATTGCTAAATTGTCCTACCATCTCGTTATGATTTGCAAAGAATAGGCCGTCCTCTGGGAATCCGCCAATTCTGTAGGCAGGTATATCGAATTTAGGCAATCTCAACAATTGGAAGTTAAACTCTGGTGTAATTTCCTCGCCTGTAATTGGGTTCTTAATGGCCGAAATGGATATGTTCAATGCGTTATTCATCCAATCGGCAAAACGATTCCAAACTGACTTAATAGCAACAATGGCATTCTCCCAAGATTGTTTTAATCCATCTCTAATACCACTAAACGTCCAATTGTCCTTTGAGAAAATTGGAACAACGTGTTTATCCCACCAATCAGGGATTCCTGTCTCTTGCCACCATTTTGAAAACTCTTCCCATTTTGTAGTAAGACCATCCTTGATTCCTTGTCCTAGTTCTTTCCATGTTTCTTCTGTGAACCATGGTGTAACATTTTCATCCCACCAATCAGGGATTCCTGTGTCCTGCCACCACTTTGAAAACTCTTCCCATTTGTCGGACAAACCATCTTTCATTCCTTGCCCTAAATCTTGCCATTTTTTCTTAGTGAACCAAGGGGAAACGTTGTTATCCCACCATGCAACGATTGTTTCATCCCACCATATAGAAAATTCAATCCATTTTTCTTCTACGGCTTCTTTCATTGATTCAACGGCAAAGCCAACATTTAATTTGAAGTCTCCCCAAGCAGTTTTAATGGTTTCTTTTATTTCGTCTATTTTCTCGTGTAGATTGTGAATAGCGTTTTGAAAATCCCATCTAATTTCTTTTATCCTGATGTGTAAATTTGTTTTGTATTTAACCTCGTTGCCTTCCCAATCTACTCCCTCACCGCCAGGTAACTTTATGCTTTTAAACAGCTTTATTAAACCAATGCTGCCGCTCTCATCTGGGGTTTCTAGCCACTTCCAAGCTATTGCCCCAATTGTAAACACCAATGTGCCAATCGCAACATATATATTACCTTTAGTAAGAATAAATGCTCCACCAGTGGTAATTAATGAACCACCAAGGGCTTCCCACCAATCTTGATTTTGTAAACCATCAAATATCATTGTCAGGCCTTTTACTGTCATAATAAGACTGCCAGTTACACGCAATGCGCTTGGTAAGCTTGCACCTGTTAATTTAGTCGCAATCTGTTTTAATATTGCATTTCTAACAATATCGCTCATAAGGATTTTGCTAACCTTTGAGATTGTCAAAGCCCCTACCGCTACCATAATTGTATCGAAATCAAGGTGCGTTAAGAAATCAGTTATTCCCCTGAAAACCTTGTTCCATTTAATAGTTGTTATTGCGCCAATTATTGCATCTTCTAAACCGTCAACCCATGTATTAAGCGTTTCTGCCAATAATACAAAATCAAAGTTTTCAAAAAAACCATTTATATAGTTTCCAATTGCAATGCCCAAATTTTTAAAATCAAATTCTTTGCCAAAGGAAAAGGCAAATATAAGAGCAGTGTTAATTGAGTTTGCAATCGTTTTACCTACTTCGTAGAAAAGTTCTGGGGAAATTAACCCATTTAAAAAGTCTGCTAAACCTGTACCGAAAGCCTTTGCTCCCTCAAAAACCCTCTCCCAATTTATTCCTCTAAGGATATGGGTCATTGAATCGGCGAACCATCTTCCAAGGCCAAAGAAATCTCTAGCCTCAATATACTTCATAATTCTGTTAGCAAGTTCCTCGGCCTTATTTGTCATGTTATTAAAAGCTTCATCCCAGATTTTTTCATATTCGCCTAGTGCATCGTCAATTGCTCCTGACAAATCGAAACTACCACCGCTACCCGAACCGCTACCGCTACCTGAACCCGATTGATCATTAATAATATTTAATTCATCAAATCCCATCACGGCTTGCTTTAATTTTTTAGCTGAACCAGCGGCATCGTCTAGAGAATCGGAGAAATCATCTACCTCGTCTGCTAATCCTTCAAAATTTCCCGAAGAGATACCAGTGTTTAGGTCTTTAAGCCAACTTCCGCCATATAAGTTAAACCCTAACAGCGTAAGTATTTTTCTTAGTGCGATGATAAAGGCATTTATATATGGCAATACTGTCTGAATTATTGGCAAGAAGAGATTTCCTATTACTCTTCCTAAATTAGAAATCTGCTGTTTCATAATTCTGTATTGGTTTGCTACAGAACTTATTGTGTTGGCTTGATCACCCCAAGCTACCTTAGATTGGTCCAATATCGCCAATAATCTAAGCTGCATCTTTTCAGATTGAGTCATAGCTGAAACGGCTTTTGTTATTCCGTTTTGATAAGCATATGTTTTTAACGTAGCTTGCGTTATATCAATACCATATTTATATAATGCTCTTGATTGACCTATAAGACCTGATTGTAAATTGGTCATTACAGATTGAAGGTCGGTATTTGTCAATGATGATAAATCCGAAGATAGCATTGTGAGGGCTTTTTGTGCCGCAACCGATGTCTTTCCTAAAAGACCAACCGAGTTAGTGACAGCACCAACTCTAGCCTGAAACTGCATTACCAGGTTAGGATCAAGTCCTAGCGACTTTTCTCCACTCTCAAACAACTCTCCATTAGCCCCAATTGAAAAACTAGTCATTTTTTTATCTAGGTCTTTTATTTCGGTTATAAATCCGTTCAGATATTCTTCTCCAGAATCATGCCCTAGTTTATTCATGGTTACAAGGAAATAATTGTAAGTTTCTACATAATCCATAGAATCTTTTACTTTACTTCCAAAGAATTTGAATAATCTGATAACAGGGTACATTGCTGCGTAAAAAGTACCCCACGCAGCCGCCATTCTCAACATAGAACTTTTAAAATTTAATAGTCCTTTACTTGAACGACTAGTGCTAACTGATAAAAGGTCAAATATTCTGCGTGTTTTTTGTGCTTGTGCGGCTGCGGCTTTACTTTCTGCTGTTATACTTCTATTTGCAGCACCGCCACCAACGCTTGTTTTAGAACTTTGTAAGCCCCTCAACGCAGTTCCTATTTGTTCTAATTTCTGAGGATTAAGGCTATCTAGGGCAGAATCCACCTCTTTTAGTTTGGCAATTAGTGTGTTAAGTTTTGGTACTGCTTTCTCTGAACTTGCTTTAATATCAATGTCTAACTGGTTTGTAACTGACATATTTTTATCCTCATACAAAAATAAGGGCATAGAGAAAATCCCTATGCCCTGAATTAATTAATCAAGTTTCTATTTTATCGTATAGCCTTTTTGCCTTGCGTATGTTTTAACGCTATCGCTTGTTTTAGGACCGTAACTGCCGTCAATCTCGCCTTTATATAATCCTGCATTTATGAGTGTTGTTTGTGCCGTTTTTACGGCTTTCTCGGTCTTAGGTCCAAAAGAACCATCAACTAACAATCCTGTGCTAAATAAGCTATTTAATGCGTTCTGCAGTTTTTTAACCTCTGTTTTGTTTTTCTTTCCAATCTTTAATGTTGGATTAGGAATTGCTATGGTTGCTTTTACTTTTGAATCACTATAAGCCTTTGGTCCATCCGTGAGAGCCATGACAGTATGACTACCCTTTTTAACAAGGATATCGCCCCGTCTAAGGTATTCGTCACTCTCTAAGTATTTTTTATCTGTTAAAGCCTTATACGAACCGCTAGTAACAAATTTGTTTGCCATATTGCTAGTTGTAGGTGCGTTAGTTCCGTAACTAATATTTGCTCCACCTAAGATTGCACAATAAGTCATAAGTGAACTACAATCACACTCGACTTTCTCGATTGGAGAAATCTTCTTTGTTCTTACATAAGCATTCCAAAGGGTGTTGCGTTGCAATTGGTCGTAACCTATGTTTTCATTTACGCAAAGGGTTTCGCAAAGTCTAGCTGAATTGTTGGCAAGTCCTGTTGATGTAGGTCTTAAAACTACATCCCAATCTTTATCGTACCAATTCCTAGTACACACTTCTTTTCCAGTTTGATCGCCTGCTAGACCGCCTTTTGCCTTTCCCCGTTCGTCAATGCTTGCGTGTCCTATCAATACTGCCATAACTTTATTCCCCCTTGTTATACTTGGCACTTGATATTCCAAGGCACACACCCAAGAACGTATCAATTGCGGTTAATGTTCCTACAATTTGCTCTCCATAAGGGAAACCCCAAATACCTGCTAGGGCAAAATAAAGAGTCGCAATTGCAGGTATTACAATCTGTGTAATATACTTCAATACATCATAAGTTTTATTAGACATAATAAATACCTCTCTTTCTCATTCCTTGTTAACCAAAAAATCATGTAGCGATTGCTTTGCGTCCACTAATTTACTTGGGTCTGAATCATTAAGCATATACTCCATCATTGCTAATAGAGTTTTGAGAGTTATTTTGTTTTCTCTTTTTAAATCTCTCACCGTATTCTTGTCCACCTCAAGTACCTCGTTAATTTTAAGGAATCTGTCATCGTGGTTATTAAGTCTCTCTTCGCATTTTTTGATTCGTTCTACGATTAATTTGGTTGGCTCTTTAGCTTTATTTACCCACTTTAAAATTGCAGCTATCGCACCCGAAACAGTAACTATAGCTGCGCAAGCCCCCAATATAATTGTAATAATATCGCTTAAAGAATATAACCTTGTAGCCACTAAAACTGTATAACTATTCATCTGATTTTCTCCTTATGTCCGTTATTAGTGTCGTTGGCAAATCGCCACGTTTTTTTAATTCTGCAATAAATAATTCCATTTCAATTACTGCCAATTTTTCATTTGCTTCGATGTCATCTGTTTTTTCATCAATAGCATCTTGTAAAAGTGGTTTTTTTATATAAGTCACATCACTGTTTTTACTGAAAGCACGACTTAGAATGGTTTGAAATGCGGACATATTATATTGTCCCATTCTCCAATCTCGTTCATCTTCGAGTTGTTGTTTTAGCTTAAAAGCTTTATCGTATGATCGCATTTCAAACGGATTGCTTTGCATAAAAAATTCATAATCCACTCCTAACGCAAGGTAATGTGGCAATATTTCTTCATATATCAACTGCCTAAAAGGTCTTATTTCTTTTTGGTTGATTTCTTGTGGTCCTGTGGGATGGCTTTGGCTTGAGACTTCTCGGTTGCCATCATCTTCTCCACAAAGTCCGCCAAAAAACCCTCATTTGCCAACTCATTAGCCAACATAATAAAAAGTGCTAAAACCCCCCTGTCCTCTTTCTCTTCGCCCTCTATTGGTTCTTGGGCCTGCTCCATGTAATCGTCAAGAAGATTTCCCACATCTTGTACCGTTGATACTGGATTGTATTTCATAAATCCGACATATAACAATTCTCTAACTGTTGAAAATAACTCTCGCATTTTGCCAATCCCAACAACTTCTTCATCTGATGAAGTTCCCGATAATAAATTTGCGATATTTTGTACGTTCTCTAACAAGTCTGAATCTGCAAAACTGTTATAACCAAATTTAACCTTATATTCCTGTTCGTTAATTACTAATGTCATCATTGTCTTTTTCTCCTTTTTCAAAACAAAAAAGAGGGCTAAATAAATAGCCCTCAAATAAACTTTTACTATACTGCTGCAACTGTGAATGTCATGTCTGCGCCTGTTCCTGAAACTGTAACCGTAACGTCATCAGTAATAAATTCTGGAACAGTAGAAACAGCGATATTAGCTGTCATTGTAAGATGATCGTCTGATGCCTCGTCAGGGGTAATATCAACCTGACCAACATAAGCAAGCTTCGCAATACTTCCAATACCATCTGTGCCATAAAGATGAATAATATCAAGCTTCTTGCCCTGTAAATCAATCATATCGTCAAGATAAGCTTTCTCCATTGCACCCTGAATTGAAACTGATGCAGCTGCTCTACGTCCTGGCTCCTGAACTTCCATTTCATCTTCAAGAGTAGAAACATCAACCATGTTTCTTTCGCCAATTGGTGATGGAAGTGTCTTTGCTCTCATAAGCAACTTATATGTTCCTGTCCATACACCATCTGTTGTATGTTCCTTATAGAGAACACGAGATTTTAAACCTGTTGCCATCTCTTTATCTCCTTTCCATTAAATGAAAAATTTGCAATAAAAAAGCACCCCGAAAGGTGCTGTAAATAATTAAATTATGTCTCCGTCATCAAATTCTCGTTGCCATCTAGCAACCTTGATGTGGAGATTGTCAGTATCAGCATATACAGGTAATGAGGTTGCCACAAAAGCCATAGATTTCATAGCTTTTGTAACTGTGTTCATTATTGCTGTTACTTCGTCTTGCGACACGTTGCTTGTAACCCTTATTTCGTAAGTGTATAGTCCGCCACGCAATTCGTCCGCTTCTAAATCGTCAGCCATTTCTATGCCGTTTATACGTTTTAGATACACGAAAGGCAATTCACTATCCATGGGATTTGATTTAGTAGTAGAAAAATTGTCATCGCTTAATTCTGGTTCTTCTAAATGCTCTTTGACGTAATCTACTAATATAGTAAATATTTGGTCATCTAGCATTTCTAAATCTGCTCTCATAGTTTAAACACCTTTCTTGCGATTGTATCTGCACGTTTTTGCATCATGTCATATGCTTTTTGCATTGGATATGAAGGTGTGACACCATAAGAATGATGCCATTTATCATCTTTTGTGCTTTTGTAATACCACCCCTCTGGATCAAAAGCGTGTTTCTGACTTGGAAATGTTCCTTGACCTACTGCAAGGTCATCAACAATTTTAAAAGGCACACCTTTTGAGCCTGAACCATATTCCAACATTAAAATCGGACTTATCTCTGCTGCGTCTATTCCGTCACCAAATACGGTTCTAATATCTCTACCATACATAATGGCAACGCAACCGTTTTTATCAACGGATTTAACTTGTTTTGCAAAGACAACGTAGTTACCTAAACCATTTCCAAGCGTAGATGTTAGAGCAACTTGGATTCCCACCTGCGCTAACTCTTCACAGAACTGTTGACACCTTCTAGGCAACGACTTCTCGTAATCTTCAAGATACTTAATCATGTTCTGTATGCTTTTTCGATTTGTTATGTCTAGGTTCTTTTTTTTAGTTGCCATGCGTTAACCTCTGCAAGATAAACTTATCAACGTTAAGTGATGGGCTGTACTTTTTTACAATAAAGTCAGCACTTTGAAATAATCCATGCCCTTCACTATCTATTGTAGGCTCTGTTTGCCACCAAATAAGGCTACCTTCTTTAATAGGCACTGTTCCTTTAGCTAACACCAATTTAGCACCATAATCGGACAGATTTAAGCCATACTCAACGGCCTCTGCCTCACCGCCGCTCATTGACATATTGACTTTGAATGGAATAGGTTCGGTATAATATATTTCATCCTCGCCTGTTTTTACTTCATTGCCGTATTTATCAATTTTGGTTTTCTTTCTAGTACCTTCAACATTGGCATACTGTAAAGGTATTTTGTTTCTTTGCAACGTTCTTTTCATAATTTCAGATTCCCTACCTTTTATCTGAACCAGCACCCAAGAGTAAGACTATGATGAAAGAACCTCTTAGGCACGAACACCCAACTTATAGATTCTTTCATATAACCGTTACATAATTTGGTAACTTATCGAGCAAGTTGCTATCTATGTAGGAATCTGCATAAGTCCTTGCAATTCCATTCTCAGAATGCGATTTCTCACCCTCTGCACCTGCTTTGGAATAAACATCAACACAAGCCATTGCAAGTGAGTTCTGAAAATTGTTCATAATCTCAACCTTGTTGGCATCTGTGAAACTCTTTGGAAAATGACATTGATTGATTGCGTATTCGATAACAAATCCAACAATCGACATTGGAAAGCTTTCCAATGGTTCATCTCCTGATTCATTCCAATATTCTAAGGCTAAAGTTTGGATTGCGGCTTTTAACTCTTCCATACTAGATTCCCAACTTTCCCATTATCATTTGTTTTAGTTCTCTGTTTGTGGCATCTTCTTCGTAGTCAAGACCTATTGATTTAGCTGTCTTTCTTAAATCGGCACTATTCATCTGCTGAATCTGAGTACGTGTGTACTTAATTTCTTCAACTTTAGGCTCTTCTTTTACAACTTCCTCTTTTTTAGGCTCAACTACTTTCTCAGGTGCTTTGCCCTCTGGCACATCAGTACCAGGGGCATATAAAACACCATTATGCTTAACAAAATAATTATGTTTCATAGTCTATCGCTCCTTCCTTTTATGAAGGGTCATAGCAAGCAATCTGGAATGTAGATTTCATTCTCTCAAACGATGGAAGAACGATTTCTGATACAGTAGTCTTTGTCTGAACAGGGTCATCTGTAATAACTACTGAAACTGCAACACCTGTATCAACGATAGAAACGTCCTTTGCAGGGTCTTTAACACCTGTTCTCTCGTCAGGAGTCATACCAAACCATGTCTTGCCAAGTGTGCCACTTGGAAGAAGTGTAGCCATTCCATCAGGATAGAATGTATGAACTGTGCCATCTTCATCCTTGAATTTCTTCTTGTAAACAATAACGTCTACACTAACCTCTGATTTAAGGATTTCTTTAACTCTAGCATCGTTGATGAGAACGTTAGCTGTAGCATTCTGAGCAAGAATCATAGAACGAATCTTGGCATTAGCTTTAAGATAGCCGAATGTCTTTTTGCTAACAAGAAGGATTGAAGGTGTATCGCCTGTAATATCCTCAACAGCATCAATACCTGCCTGAATATCAGCAACTGGATCAGAATTATCTGTATCTGACCATACGGAAGTTCCTGTCAACTTAACGAAGTTGTTAGTTGCGTAAGAACCATCCTGGTCATAGTCGTAAGCATATGTAGCACCATTAGCTGCAATGCTGATAGATGGACCATGAGCAACATCGCTACCATCTACATAGCAAGATGAAAGAAGAGACATTCTCATGCGTTCTGGAACAACCTGTGCAGCTGAGATAAGTCTCTCTGAATCATTGAAAATGTTAGAAAGAACTTCCTGTGCAAGTGGCTCGTCTGCACTCTGAATCTGCATGATTTTTTGCTCGTCCTCTTCCTTAACAATCATAGCTTCTTTGAAGTAAGCCATCTGTGTCTGTGTGATTTCGAATCCATCTCTTGAACGAAGTGTAGCTTTTGAATCAAAAGTTGATGGTGCAAGTGAAACAGGTAATCCCTGTGAGTCTGCAATCCACTTTAAGTCAAGAGACATTTTCTTTGCTCTTGGGAAAAGACCTTCACCAAGATAAGGAATTGCGTTAGATACATTCTTTTTGTGTACTGCTGCAATAGCCTTTGTATTATATGCGTCTGTAATGTTATATACTGTAGGCATATCTAATCTCCTTTCCTAATCTCTTTTTTACTGGAACTTAATGTTTGAAAGTGCTGAGATTAAAGCAGCTGTATAAGTAATGCCGCTGTAAGACTCAGCAACGGATTTGTTGACCTCACCAAAAGCAGTAAGGATTGTGCCGTTAGGGTTTACCTCATAAACATCGTTAAGAAGGATTCCCTTTGCATTGCCTGAATTAGCGATTTCGCCATTAGCGTTAAGTGGTGAACCTGCCTTAACAACACCTGTCTCTGCAAGTGAAGTGTCTGTTACTGTAATAGGCTCAACCAATTCGCCACCGAGTAATCTCTTGCGAATTTCTGGCTGTGTAAGATACTTGCTGTTCTTAACTTCCATTTCAATTTCCTCTCTTTCTTAGATTTATAAATAGCTATCAATGATATCTGTTGTAGACTTCTCCCCGACATTAATCATTGAAGAAACAACGGAGTTGACTACATCTTCGTCATATCCCTTGTCTATATCTTTTTCATCTCCTGCTGATCCGCCACCGCCTGGATTAGTAGAATGATTTGCAATCTCTTCTTCCTTCTTTTTAGCTGCGTTAGCTTCTCTTTCGGTAATGATTTTTCCCAAGAGTTCGACATCAAGCGAACCACCGCCAAAGCTTTCAATAAGCTTATCTGCGTCCTCTCCTGTAATGCCCTTATCTGCTAATTGAGTTCTAAGTTCCATTGCTTTTACCTTTGCGTTAAGGTCTGCAATTTCTTTTTCTTTTTCCTCTTTAGCTTTTTGGGCTTTTTCTTCATCAGTTAACTTTGAGTCTTGCAACTCTTTAAGCTGTCTTTGTAATTCAGCTACGTTTTGAGCGTCCTTTTCGGCTTTAGAAAGCTTAGTTTTTAAGCCGTTTGTTTCGCCCTCTAACTGATTGAGATAGTTGGTAACTTGTTCATCTGTTACATCTGTGAACCCTAATTTTTCAAGGTTCGCCTTGGCTTCATTCCTGGTCATTGTCTTATTCCTTTCTACTTTCCACCGATTTGTTTACGGCTGTTCTCTCAGCCAACGTGTACTCATTCCTATTTCCGCATAGGTGCAATTTTTTATATAAAAAATAGCCACCCATAAAGAGTGACTATTAATTATCGTTATTTAATTTCTTCTAGAAGCCTTTCCAATTGCCTTATATCGGCTTTTGAAAACTCGGCTCTATAAAGTCTTAACCACCATTCACAAGTGTCTTTATCTTGGCTATTTAATACCAAAAACAGCTTGCTTTTTAATTGACTTATCTTATATTGTGGCATTGCCGTATTAAAAGCTATCACCCTTGAATCGGATGTCATATGTCTTATAACTATAAATAATTCGTTATCCATAGTTTTTCTCCAATAAAAAAGGAACGACCTAAGTCATTCCCTAAAATCCATCACGGTGCGAACCATGATGTGTACACTAATGGCAATGTTAAAAAGATTTTATCTTGCCTTAGTAAACGATACTATTTCTTCATTTTTAGCAAAATGATATTTCTTTTCGCTATCCAAGAAAACTAGATACTGAAATCCCAACTCGTTTCCATCATCATCCTCTGCATTGTGAATGTCTACTGTTTTAGCATTGTCGTATATATCACCGTTTGTTAATTCAATTTTTATTAAATTTAAGTTATACGCTTCGTGAATCTTATCCATAATAATTACCAATTCTTAACAGGATAAACGTGTACCCCTTTTGAAGAATATATCAATTTCACCCTATTAGTTGCCACATAGTCTTTAATATTTTCATTGTTATTATAAACCCTACCGATAGCGTTTTCAATATTTCCATAACTTATTGGGTATGTTGAATCAGGTCTACTAATTTTTTCAGCGTCTTTTAATTGTTCAACAATTCTTTCTATATCTTCTAGGGTAGTTCCTTCAACAAAATAACTAATTTCTTTGTTGCTCGTGGCTTTGCGCCTATTAAACGCAGCTGTCCCTTCTATATGCTCTCGTTGTTTTTCGTAGCGAAGATTGTAGTTTAAATTTGGAATTTCGCTTATTCCTTCTGTGTCCTCGTCTTTATTTCCACTGTAAGCCACAACACATCTGCAATTGCAAATCTCTTTAAGGCTTGCTCCAAGCGACAAATCACAAGGGAACATTAACTCGGAACTGCCAACCTCAAAGGGCTTATCAATATCAACCTCTTGCCCGTCGGCTTCATCGTGGGTCTTTCTAACACGTTTATCGTGCATTGTAATCCATCGTTTTTTGGTTTTTCCTGTTCTTATAGCCTCTTCATATTGATTTTGATTATATATCGCATTGCTTTGTTGCTCTGCGTTAACTGTAGCCCTATCTACAGAAGTAAAATAAGGGGTATCTATATTTCGCATTGTAGAATCTATAAATTCATCAGCAAAATTATCTATCTGTGAGTTGTACTTGTCGCTCCCAAAAACACCCCTAAAAAGGCTTTTAAGATTATCAGCCACGTACCCTTTGTATTCTTGGGTATCGTGGCTGTTTTTCAATACTTCGTTAGCTTTGATGATGGTTAAAATGGCACTAAGTATAATAAATATATTCTTAGCTAATTCCTTGCGTTCTTCCTTTTCGGATTCTGTAAGGTACATCTCGTCAAAGAATTGATCTATTGGGATTATATTCCTTGGCTCAACAACTTGCTCTACTGGGCTATTCAGTTCGTCCATTCTCAAGTTTGCCATTTTCTTGTTCCTCTAAAAGCTTTCTGGCTTGTATTTCTTGTTCTTGTAAGCCTTGGCTGTCTATTTCATCATCTATTGTCTTGTAGAGAACCTTTAAGTAAGGTTCTGACAAAGTGAGAACCTTTTGAGCGTCCTCGAAAAGTCCTACGGTCTTGATAGCTACAATAGGTGCTATACCTGCTGATAATAGCATTTGTAGACTCTGAACTTTGACCTGCATATTGTCAGTAGGACTATGGTTGATCTGAACATCATAATCAAAAGGTGTTAGTCTGCAATCGTTATTGCCTTTGATTCGAATTATCTCTAAAGCAATTGAAACAATACTTCTTTCTGCTTCAACTATGAATGGGTCTTTAAGTTTTGCACGTTGCTTTGAGAAATCCCATCCGTTTCTTAGTTCTACTGCGCCTTGAGTATCACCACCAGTATTACCCTCTTTGTTAGGGATAGCAGAAATAGTTTGAACATTGGCCCAAAGGTCATCCTTTGCAACCTGGGATTCTGTCTGCTTTAATTCCTGACTCATTATCTCAACATCGACTTTTTTATTGTCTCCGTTTGATTTAACCGAAATAGCACCTTGCATTTTTAGCTTTTCAAAGGATTCTTCGTCAATGTCGCAATTTATAAACTTAACCCAAGATTGAACAAACTGCTCTATTGCGTCTGAACGATTTGATTGCATATTGTTGATTGCATCAAGCATCGTGATAACAAGTTCAATATCACTGATTCGCTCTGCATTATTTGGATATTCAATAATAGGTATTCCACCAAAGGCATGAAGCTTAGAATAAACAATCTGTCCGTCCGCAGTAGATATAGGCATCAAGCTGCTGTTCTTGATTCTAAATTCTCTATTGTCGGTATATACCATCTTGTAGTATTCGCCATTTTCGTCTTTTAATTCTTCTACGGCTGCCATTGGCTCTTGTGTGGCTCTCGAATAGATAACAAAGGTGTTCAATGGACTCAAATTGACTAATCTGAAAGGAAGGTCTTTCTTGCCTGTGAATTGAACACCTTTGAAAGCTGTGCCTACTGCGCTTTGCCAAGTGCCTGTTTCAATATCTTTTGCAGCTTTATTCATTACTCTGGTGTATGAATTAAACTTTTCTACATATTTGTTAACTTTTTCGTCATCCGTAAGCGATACAAGCTGTATTGGCTCACCGTATGATTGACCTGTCTTAAACATGACTATTTCATAAGCGTGATTTTCAACAACTTTGTTGTTTACATCATCTCTAATTGTCTTTTTGCGATATAAAGCAGGTTGATCGCCTTTGAAATAATCCCAAAGATACTTGATTGCCGTTTTGTTGTAGTTAAATGCACCAATGCAATTGCCTACTACCTGAACTACGTTCTTTTCGGTAATCTCGTCAACGTCACAATATGCTATTTTTCTTCCGTAACAACCTTTTACTAAGTCGTTAAAATATTTATTGTTCATATCTACCTCAAAAATGACAATAGAAAAAGTCACCGAGAATTAATCCCAGTGACTCTTTCTAAGGAGTTTTGTTGTATGATTCTTTCAAAGGGTCAAATAAAAAGACTTTGGTTATTTTTCTAATCTTACTATATATTGCTTTTCCCAATGAATGCAAGTGAACAAAAGTGAACTTTGGTGCACATTTAACTAAATATTGTAGGATTGTCTAAATATTCCTCTCCATATAGCGTTTCAAACTCTTTTAACGCTCTGGCATGGGCTTTTTTTACCCATCTTTCTGAATAGTTTAAACGACAAGCTGTTTCGTAATATGGTCTATTCTCAACGTATCTGTCGGTCAAAACCTCATACGAAATATGATTAGGCATTTTGTCTATCTGCTTGATTATATGCTCCTTCATGGTCAAATACATCTTGATTGTAGCCTTTAACTTCTTCTGAGCATCTATTAGTTCGGCTACTGATTCTGCCATCTTATCCCCTTTCATGGATGTTTGGACTTTGTTTGGATCAAGCAGTATAGGCTTAACACCATGAACCATTGCGTCTAGCCTACTAACCTCGTATTGCTTATGTTCGGCCATGCTCTTAAATCTGCGTATCTGTTTTAAATAGTCTTGTGTTGTCATAATCTCTCCCCTTAGTAAAACTTACTCCTAAATGGATTAAATGTTGCCTCTACTGTTCCTTTTGTCTGTCCTCTTGTAAAATATAAAGCTGCATTAGCAAAACAATCTGGAACATCATCGTGTACGTTCTTTCCAACAATGGAATATCTGCAAAGCCAGGTAACCATGGTCCCATAATCCTCTTTTAGACCATACATGGTTTCATCTTTAAACAAGATGTTCTTTTTTACCCAATCTGCATTGACTATGATTCGTGTCTCTTTGTTTGTTTCGGTTGGCTTGGTTGTTATGTTCGTAAATCCGCCCATAGCCTTTAATGCTTTATCTACATCGGCAGCGACACGTTCGCCACCGTTGTTTGATTCAAACTCCGCTTGCTGTACTTTATGCCTAAACAATAGGTTTGCACATTTTTGGGTCTGAACATCAAAGTTAACATTGTCATCGCAAACACAATCAACACAGTAAAAGTCGTTCTCGTAGCGATATAAGACAAGTAAAACCATGAAGTCTGTACCACTATTTTTCGTATCTGCAATGGCATATATACCATCTGGATCCTTGAGTGGTAACGACAAGTACCGCCTTAACTCGTCTGCGTGGTATAGGATTCCCTCTCGCTCTATAGGGTCGTTCTTGTACAAACACCTATAGGTGATATCGTCCATTATTTTGGCCTGTTCCTCGAAAAAAGCTTCATCCATGCCATTGTATTTGTAGTTGAAATTGCTTTTTCCTGTCTCTGGATCAATGTCAGGTACAGCTATGAATCTTGCCCTGTCATTCCCCTTATACATAAGCTGTAATCGCCCTATAACGTCATGCACGGACCACCTTGTAGCTATATGTATCTCTTTTACTCTGCCGTTTAACTTACGCTGTCTAGCATCAACACTGTATACTCGCCATAATTTGTCTAACAACGACTTGTTCAATGCCTCTTCTATACCGCCAATAAGGTCATCGCAGAATAAATACCGATTTGCTCTTACTTTACCTGAGTTTTTTGCCCCTACTGATGTGCATTGCAACGATGCAAACGGCTTATATGCGTTCAAATTAAGGGTTTCCGCCTTGGCATTCTTATTCTGCACATATACAGTCGGAAAAATCTCGTTAAAACAGTATTCTGAGTCGTTTTCTATGATGTCATCTACTCCGTCATAGTACATTCTCGTAATTTCTGAGGAATGGCTATAAAACAGGTTGTAATCGTCAGGGTGTTTCCCCATTACCCAGGAGCAGAAAAACTTTTCAAGCGTTGTTTTGCCCGTTCCAGGTGGCAAGCTTATTGACAAAATATCTAGTACATCATCCTCTAAGTCTTGCAAGCCCTGCACTACCCCTGTTTTCCTTAGACATTCTCGCCTTGGATAGTAAAACCTCGCTTGCGGCTGCCTCTTGCGTTCCAAGTAAAGCATATAGCTATCAAACAAATCCTTAGATTCTAAAAACAACAAATCCCAAAACAACTTGTTCTCCGCTGTCTCTACTTCATGCTCTCGACAATAATCGTCTAGTTCAAACAAGTCGAATCCTTTTCGGTCTGGACTTATCGACCTTGTACTGAATTTCACTATCTGATACAACTCATTCTTCGCCAACAAGGTCTGCCTAAATCCAAAGTCTTTATATCCATTCTCCAAATATATCTGCGCAGCTTTATATCTCGCCTCGCAATATTCTCTCTTCGGCCCTTTCTCTTTAACTAGCTTATCTATTTTCTTGCAATATTCCCGTAATTCCTCTATCTCTTCCATAACACGCTCTTCCCTTAGATTTTGGGCTGCAAGTCGTGAGGTCCTTACAGCCCTGTACTTGAATGGGGTTTTTAGGTACATACTTATCCTAGCAAGGAAAATCTGTGTTTTCGGTCCTTTTTTGTTTTTTCGGGATTTTTTGAGGGGACTTTTTTGAATTTCGGGGGATAAGAGTAGGTAACTTAGGGCAAATCCAGGCTCCCCCATATCCCCCCACGGGCCACGGCAACCCCTAGCCACCAAGCCAAACCAAGCCGACAAGTGGACGGACAGACAGAAGAAAGGACCCTGCACCACTGCATCAAACATCCCAACATCTAGCCCCTTTTATAAATCTATCGGATAAATACGAGTTTATGGGATAGATTTAGGACAAAGAAAAAGCCCTACAAACAGCATAAAATCAACGTTTGTAAGACTTTCTTAATTCTGGCAATAAAATTTTTCCGATAGATAAACACTAGATATTGTGTTTATAGTTCTTCAAGCTTTGGTAATTCCGACAAACTGATCAAGGCTTTTGCTTTCGCTTGTTCTTGAATACGCTCTTTAGCATACATTAGGCCGATGTCCTTGTTGTTGTTTGCGTTAGTAACAAGGCCCAACGGGGTATCATTTAACTTTGATACTGTTTCATATTGAAGAGATTCGAAGAGTTTATTTGTGGCATTAATAATGGGCAGGGTAAGGTTTCCATCTCCACCACACGTAGTTTTCAAAACTACATCATCATTTATAATATTATCATCATTATTACTACTCAAATATAATATATTATCCTTTTCAATAATAAAAGAGTCCAACATATTATCGAGATTATTTTTAGCGGAATAAATAAAATTAACGCTTCGATTGATCAAAAGTGCAAAACCAAAAAGGGAAATCTTGTCATAGTCTAGAGATTTAGCTATATACCATTCTATTAAATTAATATAATCAATATAGTTATATTTTTTTAAACCTTTAGAAGTTTTAATTTCTAAAGATTGAACATAGTTTGAATATATAAACATCATGCAAGCATTAAACTTGTTAGTTGGTATAGCTTTTGATTCGTTTTCAATATCTATATTTTTGGATATCCAAAAACTTGAGAAGCTATTATTTAAATTTTCAATTAATTCGGCTTTGTCTGTCATAATTTAAAGCCCCCTTTCTAGTTTTTATTATAAATCAAAAAAATAATGTTTTCGGAAAACTGCAGATAAAAAAATTCAAAACCAGGCTACTAGGCTTTTATATTATCATTTATTTAATATTAAAATATTCACTTAATATAAAATATAGGCTAAAAATTATAAAGCCTTTGAAAGGCAAATTTAAGCGTTTAAAGACTATATCCTAATTTGTCGGATTCTGGAAAACAAAAAATTGCAAAAAGAAAAGGGGCTAATCAAAGCCCCTTAGAAATTAAAAATTTCTTTGCTGATTCTTCAAGCTTAAAATCATTTGCAATCATTCTGCCTATGAAATTTTGATTTTGATAAACCGAATAGCTATTCAAGAATCTATTAATATTATCAATTTTATTCACTGAATATATTAACCCTTTATATTTAATGGTCAACTTGTCGCACCCCCTAACAGATAGCATTTTCTCTAAACTCTTTTAAAAGTCTATAAGTCTTTCCGATTTTTTCAAAATACTCCACGATCTCGGCAATCTCTAAAATCGATAAATCTATATCGCACTCCCTGAAAAGAAAATCTTGAAAAGCTTGTGCAAGCTGTCTTGCGCTGTCTTGCTTTTCGTGGTATGTCTTGCCCCTAACAACGAGTGGTAAAATATCCACATTTTCAAAATTCAAATTGTTAAACGTATCAAATGCACTTTTAAATTGATAATCATTTATATATAATTCCTTGTAACGCTTATTAGTATTTGTGTCCGTGTAGCTTGCTAATATTAATCTATTCATATCTTTCGCCCCCTTTTTATAAATTGATTAATTCATAATATTCGCCGTTAATAGTCACTAAAATTTCTCGCCCATCTTCTAAAGCTTGCATTAATTGTTCGATTGAAATTGTCATTCTTAACTCCTTTCTTTGAAATATTTATGAAATTTTTTGCCTTTCCAGAAGTTAATAATTTTGGGCAACTTCGTAATAGTTGTTATAAGCCTGTTTGAAAGCGTCTAGGTGCATCTTGTCAAATATTCCTAATTGTTTCATATAGTCCACAATTTCCGCCATTCCTTCGAGTTCATCACCTTTATATTCAACATTTCCGAAACAACTAAAAACATCCCAATTCCCCTGTAAATTGATTAAATATTCATGATTAAACAATTCATGTTCGAATGCCTGAACCCAATAATCTAAACTATTTACTTCTTCTTTTGCTTTGTCTAAATCAGTTAATAACTTTTTGGCCATTTCAACAGGCCACACATCCGCAAAATAACAAAAACAGATATTTGACAAATACAATTTTTTTTCTGATTTGATTTTTTCAAGATTTTTATCCTCTTCGCTGCCCTGAATGCAAAAAATAGAATAGTGTTCAAATTCTTGTGGAAAATAATTTCTGATCCAATAGTTTTTTCTTTCATAATCTTCGTAGCTTATAACTTTTTGCATATCTTCAAAAGTAAAAAGTTTATAGTCCAATGTATCTATATACATTTTTTGTAGTTCAATTTCTGTTTTCCCTGCGTGGTGTAGCGCGTAATCATTAGCGTAGTAGATATGAGCACCATTTTTAAAAACTAAACGACTAAAACCGAAATATCCGCCAAAATCGACGAAGTAAATCATGTAGCCTTTAAAAGTATAAGTGTCTTTTGCTATTTCCTGAACTTCTGTTTCTGTTAATAGTTCAATATCTCTTATATTCATTTCTGATAACTTTTTCATAATAAATTACCTTTTTAACCTTTCTTTAAAAAAACTTAACTAAAATTGCCAGGAATGCCAAATCAAAAAGCCCAATTACTAAAATCATAATAGTTATAGCTGTCATATGCTCGCCCCCTTTCTAAAAGCCCTTAGCGATTGACTTATGATATTCATTGTCACTTTCAAGATTTTCAATTCTAATGTGCCTAGCATAATAGTTAATAGTATATTTAATTGTTGGATGTCCTTTAATTTGAACCTCTATTAATTGAAACGTGTATCCGTCATTAGATACGATATTAAGAAGTTCGATGTCGTCCATTTTAGGACTAAATCCTAAAGCCTTTTCGAAGCTGCCTTTTACTATTCTTTTAACCTCTTTTTTATTAGTTCTCATCTCTTTTGATCTCCTTTCTAATTCATATAAAAACCTTTTAACCTTTTTGCTATGAAGTCAGCCCCTAAGCACTTGATGTAAATGGGCTAACTTGTTTTTGTAACTATATGTTAGCATGATATAGTGCTAATATCAAGTGTTTTCGTTTAAAAATGCAATCTTTGGTAAAAATATACTAATGGGTTGCGTTTTTATTGTGCTATTTATACTAATAGATTAATATATATGGCTATGATATCATGTGTATAGATAGAAGTTATATATTTTTAAAATCTTCAAAAACTCAATAACTGCAAAGGCTGAACAGCATTTTTTTGAATGGTTTTTGATTGTATTTCTTCTATTATTATAAAAAAATCAAAACGCAGCTTGAAAAATTAGCAGATTTCTGGAAAGGCTTTTTTTACCCGAAACCTAGTTTTGGGAATTTTAGTGAAACATTGCGTTTCACGCTCTCAAAAAAACGGATCAGAAAATTGACCACTTTTGACAACCCCCATTTTTGAAAAGGTAGGGGGGTATCAAAAAAGTTTGCATAATTTTGAAATTTTTCGAAAACCAGGCAAGCTGATCTGCTAGAAGTGCGCAACCTGAAAATGTTTCACGGTCCGCAGCTTTCGCCCTGGGTTTTTAGGGCAGAATCAAACCCTAGGATTTTTAGCAACCTGGGGGGTATAAAAATTTTTTGCATGATTTTTAAAAAAGGTTAAAATGGTGATGAAAAATGAAAAAACAGGTATTTGAAAAGGCATATCATGTTGATCTAAGTAGGTTGAAATTCCAGGAGCATTTCTCTAAAAGGGCTGAAACTGCTCCGATAGGTCCATACACGGTCTATCATTTTTTCTGCGATGATGACTATTGTTTAGTATTTAATAAAAATGTTATATACGATACAGTAGATTTATCTGATTTAATAATATAGAAAGGTGGTGATGAAATGGCAAAAAACAAAACTCCTGATTATGTGTTAAGGGCGCAAAGAAACTACGCTAAAAAGTTTGAACACGCAAGTTGCAACTTGCCACTAGGGACCAAGGAAAGGATCAAAGCCGTTACCGATGAATCGGTGAACGTATTTATCAATCGCCTAGTTCTGGCTGAACTAGAACGGCTCGAAAATCAGTAACCCTGGGGGGATATTAAAAAATTTGCATAATTTTGAGAAAAGGAGAAAACCAAAGTGGAGCAAATAAGAAAAGAATTTCTGTTAGACGTAGATCAGGATGGTGAGTTTGTGGAAACCAAAATCCCAATCACACTAAACAAGGATGGGGAAAATCACATTATCTCAATTGATGGTGTAACTTGGGCTGAGACAACAAACAAGACTCACGCAGCTGTGTTATTTGAATTAATGAAAGATAATATAACTGATTATATGAACTACAAAACTGTTTAAGAAAGGTTGTTTTAATTATGGATAAAAATTATACAATCACAGAAACAAAACATCCGTTAACTGGTGACGATATGTGGATGGTAGAAGATATCATGTTGCCTTTAGGTGGAATCGAAGAACTGGTTGACAGTTTCATAAAATCGCATCCTAAAAAAGGTTACGATTTAGCGATTATGGACCCTTCTACAGGCGACAACCTTCAAATTGATTGTACGTCTGCTGATATGCCTGAAATTGTAGATTATGTATATCATACAGAAAAAGGAACACCTTTAAAGTTTATTGGGGTTAATTCTATGGCAGGAAGCTATGCTGTAGGAATGCGATTTAGCAGGGGTAGATTAAAAAAGGGTCTTTACAAGTATGAGAATCAGCAATTGAATTTTTTAGAATAAGTTAAAAGGTTAAAATGGTGATGAAATGAAAAAGTATTACAAGGTATATGCAAACTGCTGCAGGGCAGTAAATCCAATTTCTGAAATCCAGGTAGATGACATTCGAAAAGAGATTAGGCCTCTGGTAGATCAAGTAACTGAATCAGATAGGTTTTTAGATTTGGACCTTGATTGGGATAATCAATTTCAAGTTCAGGATGCAATCGAAAGAATTTACGAAACCGCATTTGAAATCCTAGACGATTATGAAATCCTAAATTGTGGCGATTTCTGTATCATTGTAACCGAAGGTGTTCCACGAACCAGACCAAATAAGTGTGGCTTTGATACTGAACTGATACTAGACTAGAAAAATTCGCCCCCTCGGGGGTTACAAAAATTTTTGCATAGTTTTGAGTGAAGTAGGATTTATGAAATATGATTATTCTAAATTAGATGAATACGAAAGGTATTTAGACCAAGTACGTGAGATTCTTATAACGGCTGATGCTACAGCGCATCGAATAAGCTTGAAGTTCCAGACAAACTTCTTGATTTCAAGAATATTAAAAACCGTGAAGTAACCATATTGGGATGGGAACAAACCCCACCAATCAAAACGCCATGTCTATTATTGGATATTTGAAAGGAGTGTTGTAATGAAAATCAAATTATTATGTACTGCTCTATTATTATCTATTGGATTATTAGCTTGTGGGAAAGAAGGGTCTAACACCCCGAATGAGGCTGTTATAAAAACCGTAACCGAGCAAACATCAAACGATGTGTCTAGCGAAGTTTCAGAAAAAGAAAAACAAACATCTGACAATCTTGACGTTGAACTTTTGGTGTATGATTATGCTAAAGAAAAGCCATCGGACGAATCTTCTCAAGTAGTTAACTACGATGAAAAAATCTTTTGCTTAACTGCAAATTGTTCTGCAGAAGAAATAACTCAATATTATTTTGCAGCTGTTGAACTTGCAAATGAAGGATTAATAACCAATGCAATGATCCAACTTAAAAGTAATGATTTTATATTAAATTTTATGGTTAATGGAGAAAAAACTATTTTGCTCTCAAGCGAAGATGGCGGAAAAAATTATAACCTAGGTTGGAATTTAGAGCCTAGTCAGGACGGTGATATTGCATTAGAGAAGAACGAATTAACCGAGTTATACAATCGTGCGGTTGATGGCGAAACAGTGGGGCTTTAATCGTTAAAAGAAAGGAGTATTTATGGCATATCTAGCTATTATAGGTGCTATTTTAGCAGTAATTATCGTTTTTTATTTATTGGTATTCTTAATCGGTGTTCCTAAATACCTGGCAAGAATAGCCAGCGCGCTTGAAGCAATTGAAAGAAAAACTAAATAATATATTATAAACCCCTAGACACGTGTCTAGGGGTTTTATTTTGCCATTTAAGACGTTTAGACTTCTAAACAATAATTTTATTGTCTAAACTATTTCTATCACGATTTGGGCTATATATGCTCGTCACAGTGGCATATTAGAATGAAAGTCACTACAATAGTCATCTCCTTCTGTCCAATCACAAAAGAAACAGCTTCTATCGTTGACACAAACGTGTCCTTGATCTATTTCCTCGTATTCCCAATATCTACAATTGGCGCAAACCTCTAGTTTTGTATTTATATCCAAAACAAAACTGGGATTTCCCACTGTAATACTTTTAACTGCCACTTAAATCCCCCTTATACTCTTTGTGCCACCATTTATACTTTTCGCACGAATTAACGCATTTGCTGAATCTAAAACTTTTGCCGATGTTATCGCACTCAATTGGACAACAATCTAAATCTGGCTTTTCCCCAAAGATTAGTTCAAACATTTCTGCATTTGTCATTTGTATTACCTCTTGGAGATAATCTCCCATTCCCTAGGTGTTTTACCTTCCCTAAAATAACAACCTGTATGTGCTTTCTTAAACCTACAATTATCGCAAGTAGGGCTTAATGCGCAATAGTTCTTTATAAGTGCCATTGACATTGTTATATAACCATAATCAATCATTCTTGCTTTTCTATCCATCACTCCAACACGCTCCATTCTTTGTCGATTCTTTGCTTATATCTCGTTCTCATAACTGTTTTATCTTGGAGATGTGCATTCTTCATAACCTCTAATGTTTCATCAAAGGTTAGCCCCATTTGCTTTGCAACTCGCTCTGTGACCTCTGCCATAGCTGCAAGCATTTCTAAATCTGCTCCCTTACAGTAAAAATTTGAGTTAAGACTATCTCTATCGTTAATATCTGTTTTTCGCTCAATTAAGATAAAGACTTCTCGCTTGTCCTTATCAAAACGCTGCATATATTTTTGAATATCATATGATTCTGCTATCATAATTACCCCTTGTTCATATTATTCTATAAATTTGCTTGATTCGTGCTTTTGCGTTTGGTAAACTTATTTTTGGTGATGTACTTTTTCGTATAATCACCTTTTAACCTTTCGGGACCTGGGTTCGCCGCCTAGGTCCTACTTTTTGTCATAATCAGGATTAGGCGAACCGAAAAGTTTTATACACCCTATTTCATGTTCATAATATTTAATTGCAGCTTCTTTAATGCTAAAAGCCAAACAATCCATTTTCCTGATAGTGTAAAGTTCCTCTTCTAAGATTTCTAATCGTGTCATAATCTCCCCCTTATATCATCAACGTTGTGCTTAATGGTAGTCCTTTTTGCAAGCTTAGTGATGGCATAGCATATTTAACAAATATGTTTCCGCAAACACTTCTTAAATCTCCGTCAAGCGTGTTTTTTAATTCTTTTACTGATCCCTGAAACAAAACATCTTCTTGTTCCAGATATTCAATGCTTACCAATGACCTATCAACTAAAAAAGCATCGCAAAAATCATATACGCTCATTCTCTTTTTCATAATTACTCTCCTCTCCTAAATAATTTAAACTTTTCCCACTCCTCTTCTGTCATTTCGCCGTCAATAGTTTCCGTACAATACTCCCATCCCGCTTGATAACCATACATAGTAAACTTCTTATGACAGCAATCACAGGTGTACGTCTCCATATCTTCCGTGTAACAATCTACAGGTTCGCCGCCTATATACGTGTCCTCATATGATGGCTCGTATTTCTCTCCACAATAAGGACAAATAATAACGCTGTCTGTTTCTGTATTCCAATATAATTCACTCATTAGCTAACTCCTTTAACTAAAATTTTAACTAGATTATTTAAGTTAGAATTTGAGTTCCAACTCTAACATAAATGTGCTTTAGTTACTCCTGTTTTAACACCTCTTTAATCTTAAAAATATACCAATAATTTTCGGGCATATTGTCGTTATCATGTTGTTCAATTATCTGCTCTATCTCACCTAGTTTTTTCATTGATTTCATAGCCACATCAAAAGCAACTCCAACCTCATTTCCAATGTAGCCTGTGCTTTTTAACACTTTAATCGCTTGTTCCTTAGTCATTTCTTACTCCCTCACTTCCACTTTAAAATCACTATTGATTAATCCATTGGCTAATCCTTGCACGAATTCCTCGTCCTCAGCCAATTCATATCTGCCAATATGATGTAATACTCCATGTATCATTTCATGGATTAATGTCTCCTGTTCAAATTTCTTTGTCATGCCCTTTTTTAGCGTAATTCTGCACTTAGATAGTTCGATTAATCCGTTAACAACACCCTCATCCTCTTCTGCAATAGTGTGCTTGTATCTGATTTTATGTGGTATTCCGCAAATATTAACTGTTTTCATCTACTCTCTCGCTTTCTCTCCCATAACACAATTTCCATGTAATTCTTCGAGTTTCCAGATTTCTTCCAATGTCAATCCGCTATCTATTAACTTTAAAACTGTTCCGTCTGCAAAATTATATTGGTAAATCATATTAATCCTCACTTTCTGCCTATCTTCCCATAGGCTATCCAATAACCATCTATGCCCGTCCACTGCTTATGAGTATATTTATGTAATTTCATATCAAGCCATACTAGGATGGATATTAGTCTTTCCATTTACTCCTCGCTTTCTATTATTAATCTCTTAATAATATTGATACACATCTCTATTGCTACTGATTGGTCGCAAGATACAGGCTTAATCTTATGATTGGCTAAATCGTCCATTTCTTGTATCGCCTGTTTAACTTTGTCTAGTGGGATTGCTTGCACTGTTGGTGCGTGTAAAATATCAATCTCGTCTATTGCTTTATTACCATTTTTGAGATTGTAAAACTTTGTATGTTTTAACAATCTATCTGCATCAATCAATCTCATTCTTCCACCTCTCAATCCTTGTATGGCATTGGTGAATGCGCCCAAGCTAAAATATGCTCTCTGACATAATCACCGAAGTCGTATCCGTCGTATTGAACTACTCTCACATTATGATTTTCGTCTGTAATTAACACCCATTCATCCTCTTTAGGCATTGGAACTGAATAATCTATAGAATAAACCCAATCATCGTTTCCTTCTGAGTCTACAGTTGGATATTCGTCCCATACTAACGGAATCCAACTTTGTGTAGGTGTAACTCTTGGCAATTCTTTTTCTAATTGCTCAAACATTTGTGTCTCCACAGATGGAATAGAAATAGTAACGTGTTGATGTAACCACTTTTCAACTTCCTTTAAACTTACACAATCATCAGATTGTTTATATCCCTCGTGGCCTGTCATTATCTTAACTTCTGTCGCAAAGTGTTTTCTAAGCCAATCCTTGTTATAGACCACATAGTCTTTATCACTATGCTTTAATGTGCCTTTATCAAAGCTAATTGTTACTTTATCCTCGGATTGTTCTATTTCAATTAGTGGGCAATCATACATCTTGCATCTAATACCGTATTTATTGTTTAAGTCGCACTCTAAACACCCATTAGGCATTTCCATATCAATTGCTATCATAACTACCAACCTCTCTTCTTTGCTAATTCATTTATAATCCCGAAAGCAAACTGGACTAAATCATATAGTATTAATCCTAGACACACTTGTATTGCTATCATTTCAAATCCCCCTTAACCATTATTGAACCATCTCCATTGTATCTAACTGTAATACCGCCCGAAGAACCATAGGGATGTATTTCTTCATAGATTAAATAACACACTCCTGTTTCGGGGTCTGTATAATTTTCAACTATATAGCTATCTGATGTTTCATCAATTTTGCTCCCGTCTGCTTTTTCTTCTGAAACACTCTCACAACCTACTAATATGATTGCTAAAAACGCTATTGCTAATGCTTTAACTCTCATTTCAAATCTCCCTTAATCTGCTCATACAATTCGTCTAGAAAATCCTCTAGTGGCATATCCGCCTCTGCTGACCCTAAATCATCTGGTATATATGCAACTCTCATTTCCACGAAACTTTCATACTCAAATAATTTTCCAAGATCAGCAAACGGAACACTATCAACTATTTCTTTAGCCTTTGCTTTAAATTGTTCTTTAGTCATTTACTCCTCCCATCTTTTATTTCCTCTTGAGAATGTCATCAAGCCCTGACATTATTTTGTCTGATATATCCTTTTTCAAGGAATTATCCATGATTCTGTCTTGCTCCATCATCTTGAGCTGTCTCTCGTTCTGTAAAATTCTAACTAGTTCGCATACTGCGATAATCCATAATGGTATTAACATTTATTCTTCCTCACTTTCTCTATCTAACTTATCAAACGTACCATCTAAAGCCATAATTAATATATCTACTTCCTTACTACCTAGTGCAATATCTACCTTTGCGCCGTTATGTGCTTGGTCGTACTCCTTGGCTAAGATATCTTGCTTGAGTTTATCCATTACAACTAGCATGTACCCTCTGTTTATATCCATGTCAGCCCTCACTTTCTGCCCCACACAACTTATCTGCAATCATAGCCAATGATTTTGCTATGTCTGCCAAAATTACTGTATTATTAACTTTAATACCCGATTCTTCCAGCTTAGTTAGGTATCCTATCATCAAATTTGTTTCTTCTAATTTGCTCATTCCATATCCTCACTTTCTTTGACAATCATTGGTGCAAAATTGCTATTGGCTATTATCTTTTCGTATGTGTAAACTTTAGCCTCTAACTCGCCCATATGTTTATCCTTTTCCATGTCTGTTAACTGATTACCCAACCATGTATATACCGCACCTGCTATAGCAGTGCGTTCTTCGTTTCGAGAGCTTGAGTATTGAGAAACAATGCTACATGTTTCCATCTCGCCGTTATATCCCTTATATGAATATTCAGCATTACATATTAGATTTATCAATTCTTCTGCATTATTCATTTACTCCCTCGCTTTCTGCTATTAGCTTATCTAAAATTTCTAGCGAAATATTCAAATTGCTCCATTCATATTTGCTTAATACTTCTTGGTGTTTTTTATACATTTCCTCTCTAGCCTGTTTGATTTTGTCAATCATTTTTTCTTTCATGTTTTTCAGACCGCATTTGTATGCCCATGTTTTGCCATTTAATCTACCGCCTGTTATTATTCCTGCCTCTGTAAATTGTTGCATTATAGGCAAAGAATAATTTCGGTACTCCTTATAAGCCTTTAATTCTTCTTTAAGTTTTTTGTTTTCCTTGGCTAAAAAGGATATTTCATCTGGTTCATCCTTGCATAATTCTATAAAATCCTTTGCAGATCTTGCTTTTAGTTCATCTTTCAAAAATAACAACTCATGTGTATATACAGGTTTTTCCATAAGTTCTTCAATATACTTATGAAATATACTAAACTTGTCACCTGCTAACATAGTCACACCCGTGTATGCCATTACAATCGCCTTTTCTTTATCTGTCATCTTTTTAATCTCTCCTTAAAACAAAAATCACCACTAAAACCATTGCTATTGTTCCTACTAATAATCTCATTTACTTATCTCCAGTTTGTTACTTTTCTCTTCCTTTTTCTTTTTCAATATTGCGTTTTTAAATATTTTGCATTCTGTGTTTACATAAATAGCAGTTAAAAAATCATCTAAAATATCATATTCCTTATCAGTTAACTCAATCTCGTATTTCATCCCTAATTTTCTCCTTCATAATTTCTTGTTCTTCATAACATTTTAATATGCCAATTATTTTATTGAGTGGAACTTTTACATAACAATTAACTCTATAAGAACAATCTTTACATTCACCCAGATTATTGCAGTAACGATATTTTAAATACTCAATAATATCTTTTATCTTTTCGCTGACTTTCATACTCTTTCCTCTTCTTTTTACATTCCTGGCTACCACAGTTATAGTGATAGCCAAATAACAAAAACTTTTTGCATTCACTAGGTTCGTAATAGAACCATTCACAATCTACATTATCGTTTCGGTACAACATAGTTCATTTACCTCGATATCTGTAACATTGTTATACTTAACAAACTCTTTTCTAATATGCGCATTTTCTGATGCGTTGTCGTAGTAGTAAACTCTGATATATGAATCCACAATATCTAGCATCTCGAATTTAACTACGTTGTCATAATTCAGTTTTGATCCATCCGCAGCTTTAATTGTTATTTTCATATTTGCTCCCCCTTAATATTTAATGTTTAAATTTCCGTGTTCATTTAGCCAATCAATGACTTCCTTATATCCCAAACCACCTTCTGATGTAGGTTTCATTATGTACTCGTACTGTTTAGGATGGGTTTCTTTTAGTTTTTCAAATCTTCCCTCGCCAGGTTTTTCTAAATGACACCCAAAACCGCAGAACATACAGCCTGTTCGATTGCAACCTGTCGTTTTTAGAAGTGGATTATCCAGATCAAATAATTCTTTATCTGTTGTAAAAACTTCTGAAAGACTCATTTGCCCCTCACATTGATTCATACCCTTATAATCAACAACTATATCTCCGTAAACACTTGCTATTGGTATATTTCTAGTCTTGATGTAAAGTAATACGTCTTGTTCCGTCCAGAATGCCATTGGATTTGACATTGGACTTTTCATGTAAAATCCATTACAACCATCTTTTACCCATTCTGAGGTTCTTAGCTTACTTTCGCTCGCCTGTTGCCCTGTCATTGGGTATCTACCTGTCTTTTTTCCGTATGCTTTGGCAGGCGCTTTTTTCATCACTGAACAACAACGACCACTTATTGGAAATGGTGAATTAATGGCAAACGCATATTTTGTTTTATCGTATTGACTACCATAGTTTCCGTTTATTCCTAATACCTGTTTTACCCTCAGTGGTATTTTTTCGCTAGGGATATTCCCCATTTTCAAGTCTTGATATAACTGATTTTGTTTGTCTTTGCGCCTGTCTATCCCTAGTATGTCCGCCATTCCCCAGAATCCGCTTATTGTCTGTCTGTCTGTCTGTCTGTCTGTCTGTCTGTCTGTCTGTCTGTCAAAGCGTTTTCTTTTGCTCTTAGCTTTGTCAAGTATTGTTTTGCCGCATATACCGCATCCGAATTTTCTTTACTAAAAAATGGATATCCATATTTTTGTATAACTTGTTTAAAGTTCATTTTTGGTTTTAACCATTCCACGTTATCAAAAGTCTTTACAAAATCTCTTATTTCTGGATATTCAAGTCCTGTGTCAACGAATACCGCAGGTACATCATCATATCCACAGACATTTCGTACTAAATCCAACAATACTGTGCTATCTTTACCACCGCTAAAACTGACATAAACTTGACCATCCCACCATTCATACCAGGCTTTGATACGTTCACAAGTAAGTTGTATTTTCTTGTCAAGGCTATAGCTTTGCATTATCTGTAATTCGCCTATATTGTGGCGATTATTTTCTTTAAAATACTTTTCTGTTTCTTGTAATTCAGTTAACTTCTCATTAGCTTTTTGCTCATTAACTCTGTAAATGCAAGTGTCGTAATAATTGCATTCATCGGTACACTTTTTTCTTTTCCAATATCCGTTATCGCTAAGACAACGTTTTATCTTCTTTTTCATTTTTTTTCTCCGTATCTATTATGTATTCTCTTATGAACCTGTTAGCATAATCTGGATGAATCATTGAACGTGCTGTTTTTTGGTTTTTAGCTTTTGTTTGACAATAATGTTCTGGCCCCATTTTTCTTATAGCGTCTTTACATTCGATTGCATTGTAATTTAATGCTTCAAAAATAAAGTTAAATTTAGGTTCACAATTAACAAACCAATATTGTGTAGGTTTTTTAAAATAATCCCCTCTATCTCTTCTATCCCTATCAATTATTGATGGTGGATAACACCAATAACGTCTAAGATAATGTTCCTCGCTATAAGGATTTTCAACAATTAATTTCAAGTTTCTATCTAGGCAGATTATGAATAATTTATTAACTAACTCATACATTTCAGTTAATTCGTTTTGGAGTTTCATACAGTTTTTCATTTTTTGCTGCCAACTCCAATTTTTCATAGCTTTATTTTGTCCTCTAAAATTAAGCATTATTTGGTTTTCAAATCTAATACAAGGGAAGAATGCCATTATCAAATCATCCTGACTTATATTGTCAAAAATGCTTGTTTTATTTTCATACCCCCCCCTGATTTCTGAAAATAAATCTATAACATAGTCTGTTTCTTTAAATTCATTTTGAATATCATAGTCATAGGCTTCATAACCCAACTTCTTAAATTCATTTTTAAAAGTTCCAGATTGCTCAAAAAAACAATGTACTTTCATTTCAACATACTCGGAAACCTAGGTTTAATGTGCGCACAACCGTTTTCCTTTCTGAAATTTATTCTTCATCGTTAATAGTTACTCTCACATATTTTGATTTACCGCCTCGCTTCTCAGCTTTGGTTATCAAATCGTGTATTCGCTCTACTGAATCGCCTGTAATATCTGCTAGTTCCTCAATACTGTCGCAAACACAAATAGGCAATTCATATATGCTATTTTCAACTAATACATATAAATCTCGCTTCATTTCCATAGCCGAATCGTCTAGGTCATAAATTGAGATTTGCCCGTCACATCCGTGTTTGCTCATTTCTAATCCCCCCTGATGGTTATTGACCATCTACCTTCTTTCTTCTGGTGCAGCTTTACTTCGTCCATATAAACCAAGAAAAGAAGTATCATCCCTCGTGCAAGCATATAAAAGTCACAATGCTTGTACTTGGCAAGCAATTCCTCTGTTGCATCTTTTAATTGCTCCCAATAACTTTCTGAGGATTCAATAATCCAAAAATCTCCAAGTAATTTATAGAAATCTCCCATAAACTTGAAAAACTCGGTCCCTCGTCCTATATTCCCCTTCATAGCCGCACTCCTTAATTGAATGGCAAGCCATCATCTTCACTAACAGGCTTAAACTCTTTTATTTTTGCCTTAATATCTTCAATCGTTTTGCCCTTTATAGTTTCAAATCTCATATAATCCCCATCAAATTCAAGTGGAATAGATATTAGCTTGCCTTGTCTGTTTTTATCTACTTTTAATCCTTTAAAATTTCTAAATTCATCTGACAGATTCCACATCAGAATAACTGTTGATGCGTCCTGTTCGATATCTCCTGTTTCTCTCAAATCTGCCATGCTTGGCTCTTTGTCTTGGGTATATTCAGATTTCCTAGATAACTGGCTAAGTACAATAATTGGAACATCTAACTCCATTGCCAACTCTTTTATCTGCCTAGAAATCTGTCCTACTTCTACCCTTCGACTTTCAGCCACCCTGTCACTGCGAATAAGCTGCAAATAGTCAATTACAATCAAGTCGTAATTCTGATGTCTGCTTTCCGCTTTTATTTCTGATATTGAGAATGAGCCAGAAGATATTCGAATATCTAATTTGCCTAATTCCTGGTTGCTTTTATCAAATCTCTCTTTTTCATCTCCCAAAAAAGCCGTTGCTCTTTTTAGCCTTTGAAGGTCAATTCCGCTTTCTCCGCAAATCATTCTTTCGTAAATTTGTTGATCTAGCATTTCTAGGTTGAAATAACCTACTCTAAATCCTTGCTTGGCAACGTTTTTAATTATCTGTAATGAAAAAGCTGATTTACCAACGGAAGGTCTTGCTCCCAGAATCGTTACTTCTCCCCCTTTTAGGGTTATACAATCGTCTAATTCATCTATCCCCAACCTAATTTTTAACTGCTCTATATTATCCCCTTTGAAATATTCATCCTTGTTTTCTGATATCACATCAACAATCTTGTTGGTTCTGCGCCTTTGATTTAGCTTTATGTCCTCAATCTCTTTAATGATTTCTCCCATAACATCTTTTACTGTATTTGGATTTATCTCTAAATCTTTGAGTAAGATGTTTAATCTTTTACATTGATAATTAGCTATTAATTTATCTGCATATCCGTTAATCAATACAGAACTTGGTGTTGCCATTATCATTTCGCTAAATTGGTGCAAAAATGCGTCTGGACCGCTCTCCTGGTTTGCTAGTTCGTTTGCTAAGATTGTTGCATCAAACTTGATGCCTCTATCCCATAACCCTAAAGCCGTCTCATACACTCTTTTGCAGAACGTTGAATTAAACATCTCAGGTTTTATTTTGTCGTAGACATCAAACAAGGAATTTGGTTCAACAAGAATACATCCGATAATTCCATCTTCTATGCTGTTGTTTTCCATCTACTCACCCCTTATAAATTTTGATAACTCCTTTTCGTCTTGCTCAGTTGTTCTTTTTGGTTTCACTTCGCTCGATTCAAAATTTGGATATCGTCTTTTAAATTCATCCTTAACCCAACCTCTAAGAACCAAGTTATAATTTTTATAAGTCTTTCCCGATTGCTCACAATATTCATCAAGAATCTGAATGCACTTGTCCAGTTTGCCTTGTCCATAATCAAGAAGAAGATCTTTATACTGTTTGTCAGTAAGACGAACGTGCTTGTACTCCCCATATATATGTTTTGTATTTATATTTTTTTTACTTATAGAATTAGATATAGAATAAGAACAATCTCGTCCTACGGTCAGACGATTGTCAGACGATTTTTTATCTTCAATTAATAATTTTTGTTTTTCTCGTCTTTCTTGTTGATATAATCGATCTCTTTCTTTCTTACGCTCATACGCATCTAATGATTGATATTTGTTCCAACTAGGAATTGCATATACATTATCAATCTGTTCAATCATTCCTAGTTTTTCAAAGGTGTTTAATGCTAATCGAACTATGTTTAATGGTCTATGAAACACAGCTGCAAGCATTTCATCTGTATATGCAATCTTATCTTTGTATAAAAAAACACCTTGATTATTTGATGCCCCTGCAAAAACTAATAATTTAAACCATATTAGTTCTATTGCGTCTGCCTCTGGCATCGCATCAATCAACTGAAAAGCATCATCATCGAAAATCCCTGATGATATTTTTATCCATTTGATGTCTTTTTCAGCCATTATTCATTCCCCCAATAGTATTTTTCAAAAGATTCTGTAAAATCGAGAATTACTTGTGCAAAATATTCTGTAAGGTTTTCCTGTTTTTTCGCATATTGTAAATAATTAAAAACAAAAGCCTTAAAATCATTTCGCTCTAACAAGATTTCGTTTTTATCCATCTTCCCACCCCTTAACCTTTCTGTAGTAATTTAATAACCTTTGCTCCTGCCTCATTTGGCGAACAGAACTGAAACTCAACACCATAATCTCTAATCCAAGAGTTCATTATCTTGATAAGCTGCACGTTACTTGCAGGTGGCTTTGGTGGCTTGACTCCATTTAATAAAGCTTTGCGTTTTTCCTTGAAGTAATAAATCATTCTTGGATTTTTCCATTTTCTTACTTCGTCAACGCTTTTTATTCCATCTTTGTTTTCAACCAAAATAATTAGCTTTATACCTGCTTTTTGAGCCATAATTATTTCATTTCTGACTCTTACGTGATCTTGGATCAGATTTGAATACAATTCGCTCATGTTTGCCTTGGTATCAACTGCAATATTCCCCTTGTTTGGAATACAGTAATCACCTACGAGCATCTTGCTGTGAACCACTTCAATTCCCTGTTCTGCAAAATATTTTTCTTTAGCTTCGTGGTGCTTATTTTTTTGTCTAGTATCTGCTTGTATAATCATCTAGCACCTACTTTCTACGAAAATGGCAATTCGCTGTCGCTGAAATCAATATCCTCTCCAGGAATAATCTCAATATCGAGAATGTTGCAATTAGTGTAATTAGTGTTATTAGAGAATTTAGTAGTAACACCAAAATCTAATACTTTAATAGAGTCTCCGACATTCAAATCAACTGCCTTTTCGTGGGCTTTTCCAAATAATGTTGCAAAACCTTTGAAATCCGTGTATTCTTTGCCGCTTTTACCAACTCCTTTACAAGTAATCTTTAAAGATGTCATGTTTTCTTTTGTTGTAATGCTTTCTACTTTTGCTAATCCGTTTTGTTTTAACATAACTATTACCTCTCTACCATTTAATATAGGTCTGTAGCTTTCATATATGCCCCAAATTCGAATCGTAATTATTTCTTCGATAGAATTGTCACTAAAAAGCCAAAACCTCTTATTTGGGAAATTTGAGCCTTTAACGCTTCTTTCTCCCATGTTGTTTTAAAGAACGATTTTTGCACTGCATTCGCATATCAACTATTTGATTAGTCAAATAGCGTTCTCTTCGCTCTTCTTCCGTCCTCTTTAACTCCCCTTCGTGCCAAGCAATATATTTCTCACACCATCCATGACACCCTACTTGTCTGTCTGGCGGAACACATTCTTCGCACGGACATTTAACCTTTGACATTTAAATTCCCCTTACTTAATGTTTGCTCCCCTAAAAATGACTAGCATACTTGGAAATGGTGCTGAATTTTTACCATCTCCAAATTTCAATCTCCCCTTTACGAACCTAATCTCAGCTCTTTGATAAATATAGTTATGAAAATATCTAGTATCTGTTCTACTAGGTATTAATAGGGCAACTAATGTATTGTCGTTTCTTGTCTCTCTAAATGCTTTTTCAACCCATTTATCAATTTGGCTATATGGTGGATTGCAGAATACTCTACACCCCCCCAATTTTGGGAAAGTCCGTCATCTTCAAGCGTAAAATACTTCTCACATTTGTGATTATTCTCTGTAGCGCATGGGTCAAGATCAAAATTAAATTCTTTATCTATTTCATCAAAGAACGATTGTGGTGTAGCCCATTCATCAGACTTCGACAAGAAAACTCCCTTTAAATTTGCCATTACAATTCAACCTTTAACCCTTTCTTTGCTATATATACTCTCGTTTTCTCCCCTGTAACTTCTTCCATTTTCTTTTTGAAGTCATCAGGCGAACCATTTTGAGAAGATAAATGACAAAGAATCACGTTCTTAATGTCATTAGCGTTTTGATTCGCCTGAATAAATTTGCAAGCAGCTTGGATGGAATGATGACCGTTAAATATATGTTTAGATTTAACCTCTCCATCGTTTTCCAATTCATCAAGGTCGTAATTAGCTTCAATCAAGAAGTTATCAACACCGCTGAATTTCCATTTGATAAACTCCATATCCGATGCGTAGACCAATATTCCGTGCCTTGGATGGGATATTAAATATCCATAAACCTTGCACTCGCTCCCGTCTCCGTTAGAATGAACCCATTTCCCATTTGAATCTTGTAATGGAAAAAATTGGATTTTATAGCATGAACGTTTAAATTGTGGTATTTTTTGAGTTTCATCAAAAGGTCTTACAACTGGTATTCCTCGATTAATCCAATCCTTTGAGTATTTGTCGTGGTCAGCGTGAAAATGTGAAACAATCACTCCCGACACCTTAGATATTTGAAAATCAATCAGGGGCAAAATGGCTTTAAGAGGTACTCCTGCCTCAATTATCAAATATTCATAATCGTCTTTTAGGATGTAGCAATTTCCTTGTGAACCGCTGCTTGCAACAATTAATTGCACAGCATCACCCCCTTTAATTCCAACAACCTGTAAACGGCTGTTCAAAATGTTCCAACTCCCAATACTTGTAACAAACCTTAATTATTCCATCTGACAATAAGGCGAAATGTGGATATAACTCTTCAACTCTGAAAATTCTCGTTTCCCACCTTATTTCGAGCGGAACATTAATTTCAAACCTATCTCCTACTTTTATCATCTTAGTAACTCCCCTTTACTATCATCTTTTAGGACAAAAATCTGGACTCGTAGCTGTCCTTTGAGGGATAACCTCTGAACAAGCCTTGCATATCCTTACGTTTGTATGTCTGTCACGAATATGATGTGTTGCAACTTCCATATAGTGTTCACATCCAATACAATGTGGTGCTTTGTCGCTGTGAAATCCACAAGTAACTCTTGTCCTTAACGCTCTGTCTCTGCAATAAACACTCAACTCTGGTTCTCCAATATTTATTCCATAATTAAGAAATAAATAATCGGATATAAAGTTATATGTCTTTCCCAATGCTAGAAACTCGCTTATTTCATCCTTGTGCGAATCGCATCTGTGATGTCTTACTCTCATTTATTCAACCTCTGTAGCTGTAGTATCAATTGGAAAATCTTCTGTTGCTGTTTGTTCGATATCATTAAGTGCATCCTCTTTAGCATCATGCTCGTTATCTACATAATGAACATTGCCATCATCGCCAATAACTCCCATATCTCCCTCAAAAGCTTTCTGCATTTCTATTGACATGATTCCCCATTTGCTAATCAATTGACGGACCATAGTTTTTTCTGCCATGCCGTCAAAATCTTTAGACCAAAACGTATATGCTGTCCCCTTTTTTAAATCATTGGCATAACCTTTGGAATATTGCTTTGCGTGACTTTCCATCTTCTCTTTTGACCAATAAATTTCTTTAGTAAATCCGTTGTTAAGAACAAACATTGCGTAATAGCCCACAGTAGGTAGTTCGTTTCTTTGTTTTTCATCAAGTATTGGCTCAAAAACAAATTCCTCTGTAATCGGATTGTATGATTTAAGTTCCCCATCCTTAATGTTTGAAGTAACAATTTTCCTATACTGACCTGAACGAATAGCCAACTGCTTATAGCCTTTTGCTCCCATTTGGAATTGTGCCTCACCAGAATAAGGAACTAAGTAATATTGCCCCAACTGAGGGCTAGGTGTTAGATGTAAAGATTCTCCCAATAGTGCAGCCGACAATATAGATGCGTGTGAACACTTGGCCAACTCCTTATTAGTTTGTACTGCACTTACCACCGATGAAATAAATGTAGGTGCTGACTTTTCACCAACCACGCTTACAATGTTTGCTTTTACCTTGTCTTGTGCCAGGAATCCTGCAATTCCCATTTTCTTTTGTACTGATACTTCGTTTGCCATCTTTAAATATCCCCTTTCCTAATTTCCAACTCTCCATCTCTAACAGCCAAATAAATATGTTGGCAATATGGCTGTATTGAATTGTAAGTAGTTGTATCAAAAGCCTCTGATCCGTCTACGAATAGAGGCATCTGAACGTTGTTATATTTTTGAAGAGACTCACAAATATCTATCTTCATGGTCATTTCAAGAGCAGTATTAGTTGCTACTCCAAGAGGCTTATTATCAAGCGATAAAGCAATACAGCAATCTTTATACGAACCGTTCTTCAAATACTCGAATAATTGGAACTTAACCTTGCTAAAATGCTTATTAATCTCTTCTGTAAGCATTTCGTTTTTAGCCTTGCTTAATAAATCAACCTGATACAAGATTCGCTCACAATTAGCTTTAGCCTGTTCTAACTCCATTCGCTTTTCATTGAGGCTTTCTATCTGTTCGTCAATTCGAACGTTGTTAGCATTAGCACCTATGATTTTGCTTGCCTCTTCTATTTGCAGCTGCAATTCGACAATATGAGCATTAATTTCACGTTTGCGTTCATCGTTGTTATGCTCTTTAAGTTCTGCCTTAGCCTTTTCGTTTGCAGCTATCTTCTTATCAATAGCCCTTAACTCTGGTGTTGGTTTAATTTCTGTAGGCTTGAAATTTTCAATTGCTTTATCAATCTCTAAAGCTTTGCTTTCGCACTTTTCCAACTCTGATTGAGCCTCTTTTTGCAACTTTTCCAACTCTTTAATTTCGTTTTTAAGTCCGTCAATCAAGGAAAGTCTGTCTTTTGCTGTATGATTGATTTGATTCATTTTTGCCTGTTTATCAGCTTCAAATTTTTCCTCAATTTCTTTTTGTTTATCCTCTGGGTAAACCTGACCGCAACAAGGACAAGTAGTTGATGATTCATCAAAAGCAAGAGCCTTTGTGTTTTCAAATTCTTTTTTTAAAGATTCAACCTCAGAATTGTTTAACTCAATTCTCTTTTCCAACTGAGAAATATCAGCACTGTTAACCGAAATCTTTCTCTTTAAATTAACCATTGAATTGTGATAATCGTTTAATTGAAGTTCTAAATTTTTTCTTCCTTCATTAGCTAAATCATTCATGCGCTGTAACTCTGAATTTCGGTCAAATTCGAGTTGTAATCCTTCGGTGCATAAAGCACTAAAGCGATTCTTTTCTTCGTCTATTTCAAGCAATTTATCGTTTTCTAGGGCTATCTCTTTTTTGAGTCCGCTAACAAGCAATTCTTGTTCAGCAACATCAACTTGCTCTGTCTTTCCAAGTTCCAATCCCTCAATCTGACCTGGAATGTTTTTAAGCTGTTCCTCGGCTTTTTTCATGCTTGCTTTTTGCATAGCTTCAACTTCTTCAAGTTTGTAATTTTCAAGTAGCACTTTAAGGTCATTTACTCCATCTGTCTTGCTTGCTACATCTAAATCTGTGATATCTTCTACCATTGAAAAAAGCAGCTTTCTCATATCCGCTTGTTTCATTGATGTAAAAATATCTGTGTGCGACATCATTAAAAAGTCATCTGGTATTCCGATTTCCTCTAAATAAGCCTTAAAATCCCTATCTGTTTTTGGTACAGCATTAATCATGTATGTGTTTGTGCTAGATATCTTGCAAACTCCATTTTCATCAGGCTTGGACTTCTTAATTTTTTGAGCCTTGGTAAATTCGATTTGCTTTCCATCTATGTCCGCAATTAAGGACACAATTGGAGTGCATTCCTCAACTCCAAGAGGCTTAATATTTGGATTGCTTGTCAGACTTGTATCTTTATCGAAGAACAACCAATAATACGCATCTGCTATAGTTGTTTTGCCACTGCCGTTAGAACCTGCAATAACGCAATCTTTACAATCAAAATCAAACGTCTTTTCTTTAATCCCCTTGAAATTCTCAATACTAATCTTTTTGATTGCTAACTCCATTTTCCTTCTCCTTTGCTAATTCATTTAGTTCACTTAATTTGTTTAAGAATTTTCCAAATTGTTCCTTATTTTTTTCTTGCTTTCTTGCTAATCCTAAAATTGCAATCATCGTGCCTGTCATTGTCGCAAGAAATCCAACTACAACTCCCGTCCAGAACCCATCAACAACAATCATTTAAGAATCTCCTTTCTCCTTTTGTTTTCTATAAATGGCCGTATCTCGTTCATCCGCATATTCCATAAATGCTTTTACATAATCAGTTTTTACTGCTTGCTCTGGTGTAACGTTATGAGCCTTTACATACTCCGCTATGTAGCCATCAATTGTTTGATTTTTTATACTTGTTGCCATCTACAAATCTCCCCTGTTCCCCATAGCGTATTTGGTCAATCTTCCATGAAAGATTTAGAACCTTTTTGGGGTACTTAAAACATTTATGATTCCACTGTTCCTTGTTGTATTTCTTATATGCCGTATCTCCCCATCCGTTATAAAGCGCAAGAACCAAATATAAATCATCCGTTTCAGCTTCGTCTTTCCATTTGAGTAAGACTTGCGTTCCGAGTTCAATGTTTGTTCTTGGATCAGTTAAATCTAATTTCTTAGGGTTATTAACTGGCATTACCTGCATCAACCCAACTGCGCCATGATTAGATTTAATTGTGGGCTGACACCCGCTTTCACATTGAATAATAGCTATTAACAATGAGGAACTAACTCCGTATTTCTCTTGCATTTCATCGCAAATATCTATGTATTCTTGCGGACAATATAAAATTTCTTCTGCTTGTAACTCCATGGAATCTCCTAGGAAAAAGACCACACCTAGGATAAGAACCACTAACGACTTTCCAATTTTCTTCATACAATCCCCTTTTCCAGTAAGAAAAACACAACCATGCAACTTAATGAAATAATTGAACCAACATTGGTGTTGGCATCAATAAACAAAAAACCTACAAATACACCCATAAGACATAACCCTTGGACAACTTCCCTAAAATTCCTTCTCATTATCTGCACTCCCCAATTTTTCTTCTCTCAATATTTGCCAAGCTAAAAACGTATCAAGCGATATTTCCGTCCTGCCCGTAAGCTGATTGCTTAATGAGCCTGGTGTTATTCCTTGCAAGATTGCCAAATCTTTCCTCTTGATTCCTAAATCTGCTATGTCTCTAACAATCTTCCTTCTCAAATTTTCTTTTCGATATTCAACCTTTTGACTTTCTATCAATGGTGCTACTCTTGGCATTATTTGTTCCCCTATACTTTATCGTTTCGACATCTAAACTTTATGGACAAAAAAATAATCCTTAATATCGCATGGTTCAATGTTTAACAAATCGCAAAAAACCTCTAGGTCTTTCACAAACATTTTCACACGATTATTAAGGATTCGATTGACTTTGTTTGTATGCCAATTAGCGGCTTCGTTAAAAGCCTCGCAAGAACCATACATTTCAATAATTCTTCCACGTAATTTGCTGTAATCGTAATTCATACTCAATCCCCTTCTCCCTTCTTTAAATTTGTTCTTTGTTGAACTGATTCTGATTCTAAACTACGAAAGTTTAGATGTCAATACTTTTCTTATAGATTTTCGAACATTTTATTTACTTCTCACAACAATTTTGATTATTTTTTAAACATTGTGTATAATACTATACGTATTGGGAGAAAATTAAAAAAGTGAGGATACTATGTCTAAAACAATTCAAGGGTTTAATACCCGACTTCAAGAGGCACTGCGCCTCAAGGGGATGAAACAGGCTGAGTTATGTAAAAGAACTGGTATCGCAAAAGCATCTATTAGTCACTATATTAATGGAGTTCATTCGCCAACTACAGACAAAGTGTATTTAATCGCCAAGGCATTAGGTGTAAACGAAGCCTGGTTATTGGGTTATGATGTGCCAATGGAAGTAGAAAAAGGTGACAAAAACATGAATTTCTCTAACGTAAAAACAGCTTTAGAGGGCATGAGCGCATCTGAACTAGATGTTTTAGAAAAATACATAGACTACTTGAAAGCCGCACACGTAATTAAAGAAAATTAGGTTTGGAGAATTGTTGTATGAAAGCGCAAAAATTGGATTCGGGTAATTATAGAATCCGAAAAACGATTGACGGCAAGCGTCATTCAATTACTTTTGACCACAGGCCTACCCAAAAAGAAATATTGGAAGAAGTTACAAAGATAATGAATAGCTCTGTGACTTCGAAAAATGCTCCAAATAGGTCTTTTAAAGATTGTGCATTAAAATATTTGGATATCAAGTCTAACATCCTTTCTGCAAGTACAAAAAAAGGTTATACATCTGTATTAAATAATATGGACAATGCTTTTTTGTCTTTACAATTAAAAGATATGTCTCAATTAGTTATCCAAAGATATATAAATCAAATATCACTACACTACTCGCCCAAAACCGTGCGAAATGTAAATGCCTTTATCAGCGCAGTGCTGTCCACTTTTATTCCAGAAGTGAAATACAATATTGCGTTGCCTAAAAGAAAAAAGAAGGATATCGAAAACGAATATATTCCTACGAAAGAAGATGTTAAACAAATAATAGATGCGTCTACTGAAGAATACAAAATAGTATTTACTCTCGCCACATACGGGCTGCGAAGAAGTGAAATAATTGCACTAGACGTTCAAGATATAAGAAAAGACTCTATTAAGATTAACAAGGCTATGGTCGTTAATACCGACAATGAATGGATAATACAGGAATACAATAAAACCTATGAATCGAACAGAATCGTTCCGATTGATCCTGATTTAAAATTAATGGAACGTGTGCAGAAACAGGGCTATGTGTTTAAAGGTCATCCTAGCAAGATTCATGGATATCTAAAACGTAAGCAAAAACAATTAAATATTCCTGAATTTAGATTTCACGATTTTAGACATTATATGGCTACCGAATTGCATCAAGCAGGTGTTTCAGACAAAGACATACAATCTGTCGGTGGATGGTCGAGCGACTATACCTTAAAACGTGTTTATGAACATGACAGAATAAGGAACGATAAAAAGTTACAAAATAAAGCTGCAAAAATACTTGGTGGGAATCTCTTATAGGGATTCCTTTTTTTCGTGTCCATTTCGTGTCCATTTTTTTCTATTTTTTGGACATAAAACTATGTTCCACGCATATTTTTGAGCAAAATAAAAAACCCAAAAAGCCTTAGAAATCAAAGGATTCGCCATGCTTTTGGGGTTTACATAAATCATGCAGAAGATGGGACTTGAACCCA